GCAGCACAACAGCAGCACAACAGCAGCACAACATAGGAGCAACGGCCATGCCTTATAAACTCAAGCCTCTCTCATCCTTCCACGAACACTTCTTTCGCATGGCGACAGAATATCAGCGCCTCTCCGCCCCGCGCCGGGTCGAGTTTTCCACGCCATCAAAAGCCGACGCAACTAGCCAACGCTGGAAGATTAATGAGTTTCGCGCAGGCCTCCGCCGGGAAGGAGCTATTACCTTATATCCCGACTTCGACCGGGCTACGCTGATGATTCGAGCCGAGGCGACAGCATCTAACCCAAATGCCTGGAAGATAATCATCTGTGATCCAGAGATGAATGGCAGCAGCATCTTCGCCTTTGCCGAACAGCTGGCAAAGATGAATAAGAGCAACGAGGGGATAAGCGATGCAAAGAATCAGGCCATAAATCAAGCCACACAACCGTCAACGAGACACTACCAACTCCCACCTACGGACGAAGTCCCATATAAGGATCCTGCCAAAATGACAGCTGAAGAATTCTACGCCGAACTGTTGTCGCCCAAGGACCCGCCGCAAAGCGGGGGTTGACAACTGAACCGCCCGGGCGCATGATATCCACCGGGTCGAGCAATAACGCCTGGCCCAATCATCCAACCTCTTTGCAAAGGAGTCTTACAATGGCTGAAGAAACGAAAGTCAAGTTCGCCGACAAGAACTACGACGAGGACGCAGCGTCCGTCGAGATCGTCTTCGGGGACGGCGCCACGCTCACGCTGGCCAAGTCCGATCTGAACGACAGCATCTGGTTGCGCGCGGCCCTGCACGGTCTGCTGCAGAAGATCGGCGACAGCTACGCCGGGGCGAAGGGCGACTACAAGGCAGCGAAAAAGGCCGCCAGCGACGTCATCGAAGCCTTGAAGGCAGGCACCTGGAACGCCGGGCGGGGCGAGGGCGAAGGCAAGCCGCGCGTGCTGGAGCTGGCCGTCGCCATTTCGCGGCTGAAGGGCATCGCCGTAGCCGATGCGGAGACGAAGCTGCGGACGCTCGACGAGGCGGCGGTGAAATCGCTCCGCAACATTCCGGAGATCAAAGCCGAAATCGCCAGCATCCGCGCGGAGAAGGCGCGCGAGGCCCTGGCCAAGGCGGGCAGCACCGGCTTTACCTTCGGCTGAGGCGCTTCGCGCCAGCGCACCAGCGCACCAGCGCGCCAGCGCGCCAGCGCACCAGCGCGCCAACACCTGAGGCATCAAAGCCAAGGGTCTCCAACTGGGGCGGAGGAGCAATCTTCCGCCCCTTTTTTCGGGCGCTTGCGCCCGGCGGAGCGAGCCGCATCAGTTGGACTTGACAACTGGCCCGATACCGGGGATAATAACAATTCGGGCGCCACTCACGGTCGCCTGCGCAACCCCCAGCGCATGGGGACGGAGCAAATGCAATGATTCGCTACATCGCTTGGCAGTCGCAGCACCCGACTGTGACCACCACACCTGAAGAACCTACATTACAGGCCATCGACCTGGAGCACCTATCATGAACTGGCTCGACGAACTCCTTGCGCAAGCCGCCGCCGCGAAAAAGAAGGGGAAGAAAAAAGCCGCACCTTCCGGGCACCGCCCGGGCGGAACGAGCGCTGGGGCTGAAGCCCCGCAGCGACCGCGTTTCGAAGTCCTCCCCGGCGAGCGGGCGGTCGCCCTCTGCACCGTGGTACAGATTCAGCACTGCCGCTGCTGCGGCGGCTACACCGAGAGCATCGGCGGGCAATACGTCAACCTGCACAATCCCCGCCTCCACTACGTCCGCTCCGTCGGCGTCAGCGCTCCGGCGCTTTCCCTAACGGACACGGAGATTCAAAACCTCGCCCTTCGCATCGACAGCGTCGAACGCGACGTAGCCATGTGCCCATCATGCCTCCGCACCTACCAGTCCGTGGATCACTTCCTTTCCGCTGCGGACGCAGAGCAATGGGACGGCATACAGCTGCCGCTCTGGAGGCGGGGATGAAAAGCACCACTGAACTCCGTCTCTACTGCAACGACCGCCTCGTCAGCCGTTGGCTGACTCCGGACGACAAGATCATACAACAGGGCAAGCGCGTGCGGCTCAAGCACCTCACCCGCGAAGAGCAGCGCATCTACGTTCTGCAAGGCGCAGTCGCGGCGGTGAAGGCAATCATCGCCCGCCTCCGCGCGCAAGACCCCAATGCCGGCCTGCGGGACGCGAAGGATCTGCTCGACGCCGAGCGCATGTATCAGCACAAGGGGCGGGCATGAAACTCTCCCTCCCGCCCCGCATCATCAAGCGTCGGAGCCGCTTCAGCTCCTGCCCCGCCGCTACGCTGAATGGCCTCCTCGTCACACACGAAGTGTATCTCCGCATCTTCCGGATCGGGCGCAAGCTCATCCGCCCGCTTCACAACCACGCAGCACCGAAACCGAAAGGAACCTGAACATGGAAACCCTTGATGATCTGCAAGCCCTGCATGCTTCCCGCCTGGACGAACAGTACGAGTATCTCCTTGGCAGGCAGGCGGAGGTCAACACTGCCGTCCGCGAATTCGAGGCGGCGCGGGAGAATTACACTGCCGTGCTCGACCTCTTTGCCGAGCACAACATCTCTGCAACCGTGAACAGCTACGTGCACGGCACCTACATCTACGCCAGCATCAGTGTTGGCACCTTCAGCGACCCGCCCCTCGTCGTCCTTCTTCAGGATTTGGAAGACCTGGCGGAGAAGGAGGCGGACTCCCGCGACAAGCCGGAGGAAGGCTACCGCTCCTACAGCATCAGCCTTTCCCCCCTTCCTGCCACCGTTGTCCTTAATGCCAACCTCCGCGCCGACGGCCAATGCAAGCGCGCGCTCGTCCGGGTTGAGAAGCGAGAAGAGGAGCGGTATGTGAAGGTGGCTGTCGACATTCCGGTCTGGGAGTTCCAGTGCCCGGAGGGCGAGCCGCTTCCGTCCGTGCTGCAGGAGCAAGCGGAATGACGGCCAGGGGCAAAGCCATATACGACAAGGAAACGGCGGAAATCGCCCGACTCAACGCCCTGCCGACGAAGAATATGACGGAGCAAGAACGCATCTGGCACGAAACTGCAATCCGGGACGCCTACTGGCGCAGGCGTATGGCGACAAGGACGGAAGAGGAGGTAAAGAAGAACATCTGCGCACCGTAGCTCCGGCACCAGCGGGGAGGCGAGCACGCGCTCGCTTCTCCGGTGTTGCCTTGGCAACCTGCCAAGCCTCACCACTTCCCTTAACGTAAACAGGAGAAAGCAAAATGGCACTCTTTACCATCTCCTTCGTCCTCGACAAAGAGACGAAGAACACCGTGAAGTATACAGCCATCGGCGAGTTCGCTCCATGCGAAACGCTGTATCTGCAAAAGCGTGATTTGCGGGCAGTGATGGCCGAAAAGCCCTATCCGCACAACATCCTCGTCACCATCGCCCTGCCGGACAAGGCACAGTCATGATCGCCCGCGAAGATCTCATTCCACTCTCCCAGTTGTGCCTCATGGCGCACGACGTCGCCATGCAGCAAGTGGACAAACACCCTATCCCGACCTGGGTGAACTACACCATCAACCCCCTGCTGGAAATCGCCTCGCTGAACATTCACAACATCGCGGAGACGCCCCGCATGGGCCTGGAGGACAGCGAGATGGCCCTGCTGCGTATCCTGTCGCGCTGGACGTCTTGGCGCGGCGAGACCGCCCGGAGCTACAAGCAGGAGTTCCAACTCCATCTCGACTACGCAAAGGAGCAAGCCGAGCAACAGGCCTGGCTGAAGGAGCACAGCAAATGAGCAGCAAACTCGAAATCTCCGGGCCGGAGGTGTTAATCAGCACGAAGTTGTCCCGGGCGGAAGTCACGCTCATCATGAACGCTATCTTCGGAGGTGCGAAATGAGAGAGCCAAACGAAGAGTGCGCGCCCCAAAGTGGCGGCGAGCAGCGACTCTACAAATTCGCCAACGGCTATGGCGCAAGCGTCGTTCGTAGTGCATACAGCTACGGAGGGAAGAACGGAAAGTGGGAACTCGCGGTGATTTGCTATGCCGCCGGCGGAGATTATTCCCTCTGCTACACCACCCCTATCACAAACGACGTGATCGGCTGGCTTGACGATGCAGACGTGGACGCTTTGCTTGACAAAATCGAAGACTTGCCCACACACAAGGAGGAACAAAATGAAAGGCATTGAAATGACAGTCGAGGTAATCGTCAACGGCCACTCGTTTAGGGTGAGTGGCTCGTTCACTCCCGCCCTGCCGGGCGTCTACTCAGGCCCACCCGAACGGTGCTATCCCAGCGAGGACGCGGAGTTCGAGATTCGCACGGTGCACCTGCTGCATGAAGATGGCAGCGAGCCCACCTATCTTCCGCTCGACTTCCTCGAGTGCTTCTACATCGGCGGAATGCGGATAGTGTCGGACGGCGAAGGAGGCGGAACGTCCATCCGTGCAGCTGGTATGGACCTTTATGAGGCCATCGCCAACGATGCCGCAGCGGCTGCCGAGGACTCTTACGACGACGAAGGCGACCGGGCGGACGAGGCATATGACCGCCAGCGCGACCGCGAGCTGGACGCGGCGATGGAAGCTGGAGACCCTGACCACGACGAGGAGCAACGATGAGTGCCTATAGCTTCGACCTCCTCGTCGCCTTCTGCCTCGGCGCCTTCATCGGCGCCGCTGGCCTGGGCATCTGGATCGCCTGGGCATACTGCAAAGACTTCGATCAACAGCAAAGGGGGCAATGATGCGCATCTACGCCAACGCCCGCCTAATCGCTGCCGCGCCGAAAGGGAGGAAAGAGTGAGTCGACAAAGTAAGATGCGAAACAAGCGCCTCGCCGCCGCTCCCGCCCGGCGTGCGCGTAAGGCCCGGACGGCGGAGCGCGTCGCGCAGCGCAAATTGGCGGAGCAGCGGGCCCGGAGCGGGGCTTGACAACTGGGGGCGGGTGTGCATAATGGGGGTAATTACCCGGCATAACCCGCCCCTTTATCCACCCCAGCTCATGTCCGAAGTCACTTTGCTCCTCATGCGTAAGCGCATCCTACAGCACCTGGCCAACGGTCAGTGCACGGAGAGGGAACTGCAAGATCTATGCACAGGCTCCTCCGCCTCTGCCCAGGAAGTGAACTCCTACCTTCACGCCCTATTCGCCTTACGCGACGAGGGCAAGATTGAGCTGCGCTGGCCCGGGAAGTGGTATGAGAGCTCGGAGTAATGCCCGCTGCACCTGCCCCGCGTATCCCTTTCCGCATCGGTTCGGGGGCGGCGCTTGCACTGGCACCTCCGCCGTGGAGGCAGTATTCGCCGAGTCCCTTTGCGCCAGCGACTGCCCGCACCTCACGCTCACGCCTGGCGAATCCTCAGCCGTTTACGCCCGTCACTGCGCCCTTATCCAAGAGGGCCTTTCACCCCATTTCTGTCCAAAACTGCACCTCTTCGTAACGGAGGAAAAATGATCAATATTCCGCCCAAATTCTCTCAGCAGCAAATCGCTAACGCAATGAACGAAGAGGTCGGCTATTGCATCGAATGTGGAGCCGAGCATTACGAGATTGCCGCTGATGCCCGGGCGCTGTGGTGTGATCAGTGCCAGCGCAGCGCAGTATATGGTGCCGAGGAGATCGTGCTGTGCTTCCCGGAGCGGATCGTATGACCTCTCACGCTTCTTTATCCCTTCGCGCTCGCCATATCGCCGCGTCCCTTGGCTATTTCCGAGCCGCCCGATATCTCTATACTCGCCACGTTCCCCTTTACGAAGCAAAGGCAATACTTTATCTTCCTGTTCGCCCAAAGGACTTCCATGCCCCGTCCGCGCCGAGTAATTCCAGCCGTTGACTGGAAAGTCTACATCCCCATCGACCTCGCAGCCAAAGTCGACGTGCTGCTCGTCGACCCGCTGACCGGGCGGACTGAATTTGGCGCTCGCAGTGCGTATATCGAGCGGCTAGTACGGCAGGACTTGGCAAACCTCTTCGCAGCGAAGGACGGCACGAAGGGACAGTAACGATCAACGGGCGGCGCGGCGTGTGTCGAGTGCGGTGCAGGACACCTAAACGAAGGCACGCTGATGATCCTGCCGCCGCCCACCCAAACCCCGGAGCGGGGGGCGAGAGCCACATTAACGGCGCATCCAGCATATTTGAAGCTGGCGCACCCCGCCACCGGGCACTTTAACAGGAGGAACGATGACCCCTGCTAACCGTGACCTCGCCCTCGTCCGCGCCGCGCTGGAGGCGGCAATTAGAGCGTGTGATGAAATGATAGATTGGCCGCTGGACAAAATTCCAGGCGCTACGATTGACAGCAACCAATATCACATCGGTATAGGGCGCGGCTTGGTGAACGCGACCTGGGCCATCCGCAAGCTCGACCCCGCCGCCATCGCCGCCTCGGTGAAGGTGGAGGCGGACGAGCGCGACGCGGAGAACGTGCGGCTGCGCCACTTCCTCGACGTGGCGGAAGCCGCCCTCGCAGCGAAGGACGTTAACCTGAAAGGAGACTGAGATGGAACAGGCTTATGGCAGCAGAAGCGTAGGTGCCGTGGAAACAAGGGTTCGGTCCGCAGGGACCAACATCTTACAGCTCGCGTCAAAAATAGCGGATTACGCTAACGTGTAGGTGACCGGCGCTGCGCGGCTTCATCGCGCAGCGCCCAGAGAGCGAAGCGAACGGGGTCGACCGTAGGGTTATGCCTCAAGACTTGACAGGAGAAGGACATGGAAACACTGGCAGATGCGCTACCGAAAGAAATGGCCCGAGTGCGTGAAGTGCTGGGCCACTACAAGGCGATTGGACCGGCTGGAATGTTCGGCGCGGCCTTCATCGAACAGGACTTGCGCGCCGCCGACGCTGCCGTGATGAGCGGCGATGTGGTGGCGATGTTGCAAGCGTTTGAGACCCTGAAACAGATTGAGGCATAACGCCGTAGGTAACCCGGCCGGCGCGGCTTCTTGCGCCGGCCCGGTGAGCGAAGCGAACGAAGGTTGACCGGAGTGTTATGCACGGAGGCGATATGAGAAACAAGGTCTGGAATGCAGTGCGCGCGAAAGTACCGGAGGGGATGGCCCTGCCGTGGTGGGCATTGACGGCGCGGGCGGTGCTGTACCCGCTGGATTTTTTCTACTGGCGCATGAGCCAAACGCGAGGCTACCAGTGGCAGAACGACACTTGGCTGATCGAAGGTGTGACGTACTCCGGGGTAGCGCTGCGGTATCTGGCGGCGGCGCATGGTGAAACGTACCGAGTGACGCGAACCGGCGAGACGGTGACGCTGGAACAAGTGCATAACAAGGAGTTGAACGGCGGCGGAGCGGGGTGCGTTGGGCCGTCACCCGCAAGGGACAGATGGCAATGAGCGCGACAGCGCACCCCGCCACCGGGCACACTGACACATCATCAACAAAGGAGTAAAGCATGGACCTCATCCCTGACCTCAACGACCTCCGCGCCCGCATCTTGCGAGGCGAGGACCTGTCCGTCGACGAGTACCGGCAATACATCCGGGCGAGGCGGGACGGAAGGGTCACGGCGGCAGCGAGCGCCGCCAGCAAGCCCGCCCGCAAATCCAAAGTCCTCGACGCCGAAAGTGCCAAGAAACTCTTCGACACATTCTAACCGGAAAAACTCTCATGCCTTCGCCCTTCGCCTTTCCCGCTTTCATCGACAACACAATGCGGGCAGCGTTCGTATCCTGCCCCAAGAAGTTCTGGTGGAGCTTCGTGCATAACCTCATGCCCATGCGAGCGAACACACATCTGATCGCGGGCGGCGCTTTCGCCAAGGGCCTTGAGGTCGCGCGGAAAGCCTTTTACATTTCCGGCGCGGGCGAGGAAACCGCCACGGCTCTTGGCCTCGAAGCCCTACTCAAGGCCTACGGCGCGCACGAGCCTATGACCACCGGGACGGAGGCGAACAAAACCGCCTCGCGCATGGCTGAGGCCCTCATCTCCTACCTCACCCGTTATCCGCTCGAAACCGACACACTCCGCCCCGCCATCTTTCCCTCCGGGCCAGCCATTGAATTCACCTTCATGCTCCCGCTCCCCAACGTGAAGCATCCGGAGAGCGGAGACCCCTTGCTTTACTGCGGCCGGTTCGATATGCTCGCTCGGCGCGGGGAGGATTTTTGGGTCGAGGATGAAAAGACCACCGTCTCGCTCGGAAGCCAATGGATGAAAACGTGGGAGTTGGACTCGCAAATGACCGGCTACTGCTGGGCCTCCCGCGAATACGGAGTGCCAGTCCTCGGCGCTATCATTCGCGGGATCGGCATACTGAAAACTGAGATCAATCACGTCGAGGTGCCCGTATACCGTCCCGAGTGGATGGTGAATCGCTGGCTCGAGCAGGTTCAGCGCGATGCCGAGCGTATGATTGAGAGCTGGAAGAATGACACCTGGGACATGAACCTCGGCCATGCCTGCAGCAACTACGGCGGCTGTCCGTTTGCCGAGCTGTGTCTCTCCCCCACACCTGACCGTTGGATCGAGGGGCGGTTCGAGCCTCGGAATTGGGATCCCCTTGCAATTAAACCAGAAGGCTAATGCGCGTCAGTTGGTATCTCAACGACCGCCTTTTCGCCGTGAGCGAGATGCCGGACAGCAGCCGCGTTCGCGGTCTCTGGCGTACACCCTGCTCCGTTGCGTTTTTCTGTCCGCGCTGCGGCAACATCTGGGCGCGCTTCGTCGCGGGGCCGGACTGGGAAGTGGATCACCACAAGTGCCGAGATTGTCAGCGTCCCGACGAGCCTACGTATTCCGTCTTCGACGTGCCGGGCAGCCTCTTGCGCGAGTGGGACGCGGAATATACCGCCGCCCTGCCGCACACCGTGCTGAAAAGAGAAGCAGAGTTACTCGCAGTCCGTTAATAAACGCCTAACATCAAAGGAGCTTCGCCATGCCTTACACCGCGCCTTATCCCAAAATCCTTCTCCTCGGCAGCACCGGGACGGGCAAGACCTATTCCATCCGCACCCTTGTCACCGCCGGCCTGACGCCGCTCGTTATCTTCACCGAGCCGGGCATGGAGGTCCTTTCCGACATTCCCTGCCCGAAGCTGCATTACCATTACGTCCCGCCCATGACTCTCTCCTGGGCTGACATGGCCGACAACGTGAGGAAGGTTAATACGCTGAGCTTCGAACAGCTGACGAAACTCAGCGACCCGAAGCGCAACACCTACACCGAAATGCAGGATTTCGTCGGCAGCATGGGGAACTTCACCTGCGATCGGTGCGGCGAGAAACTTGGCGCCATCGACGCGCTGGACCCAACGCGCTTCGCCGTGGTCAACGACAGCCTCTCCGGCATCAACCTCATGGCCATGAACACAGTGGTTGGCGGAAAGCCGCTGAAGAATCAGGGCGAATGGGGTCTGGCGATGGACCTCGTGGAGAAATACGTCAACCTCTTCACAACCGGCTTGCCCTGCCTCGGCGTCATCATAGCGCACATCGAGCGCGAAACGGACGAGATCACGGGCGGGAGCGCGGTGATGGTCAGCACGCTCGGGCGCAAGCTCGCCCCGCGCCTCCCTCGCTTCTTCTCCGACGTGATTCAGGCGAAGCGGGACGGCGCGAAGTTTACCTGGAGCACCGCCACGTTCAACGTAGATTTAAAGGCCCGCAATCTGCCTATCGCCGACAACCTCCCGCCCGACTTCGGGCCGCTGCTGGCCGCCTTTCGCCTCCGGAGTGCAAAATGACCCGCGACCAACTCCTCTATGCCCAAATGGGCAGTTACGTAGCACAAGGGCTGAAATGCCATGACGCCCTTCTGCGCGCAGAGCAATACATTAGCGCCCTCGAATTCGTGGCGGAGGCAGCTGCAAAGCTGGCCGCCCGGGACGGAGGCGTTAATGCAACCGCCGGAAACGGAACCCGTCAGCTTCCGCAACCTTAGTAAAGGAACCGCAAACATGAGCAACTTTGATTCTCAATCCTTCCTCAACACGCAACGTGAAGGGGGCTTCTCCACCGAGTACCCGGTGGTGCCGGATGACGAATACGTCGCCTTCATCCGGCGGCCCAAAGAGGGCGGCAAGCCCACCGTGAACGTCCGCAGCCTCGACTCCGGCCAGCTGGTGATGGACCTGAACTGGACCATCGAGGACGAGAAGGCGAAGGCGGCTACGGGCATGGGCGTCGCCTACGGGCGGCAGAGCGTCTGGCTCGACGTCTCCGCGGACGGCACTTCGCTCGAGCGGGGCAAGGGCAAGAACGTGCAGCTCGGCCTCCTGCTGGACGCGATGGGCCTGAACGACGGGCGGCCTATCGACTTCGGCAACATGCTCTACGATCGCCCCTGCAAGGTCCGTACCAAGTCCCGCGTGGACGATAGCACGGGCAAGACGTATGTTGACGTCAAGGGCGTTGCGAAGCTGTAAGTAATATCGCCGGGGGGAGATGCATCATCTCTCCTCGGCATTTTCTTGGAGCCAATCATGATCCTACACCTCGTCCCCCTCACGGCAATTGTCATTGGCGAGAACCGCCAGCGCCGGGAGTTCAAGCCCGAACGCCTCACCGAGCTGGCCAATGACATCTGCAGCAACGGCCTCATTCATCCCCTTGCCGTCCGCGCGAATGGCGCTGACGACTCCGTCCGGCTTGTCGCGGGCGAGCGGCGGTTGCGGGCGATACAGCAACTCATCGAACAGCAGCGCACCTTCTCCTGCAACGGCGCGCTCATCCCTCCCGGCATGGTGCCCTGCACGCATTTGGGCGAGATGACGGAACTCGAGGCGCGCGAGGCGGAGCTGAGCGAAAACATCATCCGCCTCGACCTTACCTGGCAGGAACGGGCGAAAGCGGAGGCGGACCTCCACGCACTGCGGCAGGAACGCAATCCAGCACAAACTATCACAGCTACGGCGAGTGAGATACTGGGCGCCCCCGCCGCGGGCTCGCAAATCGCTGGCGTTTCGCAAAGCATCGTGCTGAGCAAGTATCTCGACGACCCCGACATTGCGAAGGCGAAGAGCAAAGACGAGGCAATGAAGGTGTTGAGAAAAAAAGCTGAGGCCGGAAAGCGGGCGGAGCTAGCGTTTGCCTTCGACCGGGCCTCGTCGCCACACACCTTCGAACTGTGCAGTTGTTACGATTACATCAACGGCATCACGCATGGCAGCGTTGACGTCATCATTACCGACCCGCCTTACGGCATTGACGCTGACGCCTTCGGCTCCCAGGCACAAGCCACGCACACCTACGCCGATGACGAGGAGGCCTTCTTCCGGGCGGTGAGGATGCTGAGCACCCAGGGCATGATCATTACTAAGCCCGCTGCACACCTCTACATGTTCTGCGACTACCGCCACTTCGAGCGGGCGAAGCTCGAGTTGGCCCTCGCCGGTTGGTGGGTATGGCCCCGCCCGCTCATCTGGGATAAGGGCAACGGCATGCTGCCGTATCCGGAGCTGGGCCCGCGCAACTGCTACGAAACTATCCTCTACGCGGTGAAGGGAAAGCGGCCGGTGATATATCAGGGCCAGTCCGACGTTCTGCGTATTCCAGGCGTAGCCCGGCCGGAGCAGGGAGCACAGAAGCCCGCGCAGTTATATCTCGAGCTCCTTCACCGCAGCTGTTCGCCAGGCGACACCGTGTTCGATCCCTTCACCGGAACCGGGCCAGTTTTCGCCGCCGCGAACAGCCTCAGCCTCGTCGCCATCGGCTGCGAGATCGACGCCGAGCGATACAACTTTGCCCTCTCCCGGATCAATGAAAAGGTCAACTCCCTCGAGGCCCTATGACTCTCCACGACTTCGCCGTTTCGCTGATCAAACCCGTCCCTTACATCATCGACGTAGGGCCCGGCATTCAGCCGCAGGGCTTCTTCAAGCCGCTCGTGCATCTCTGCATCGAGCCGCATGAGGAATACGCCGCCTGGCTTATCGACCATCACTTTCCCGTAATCGGAGCCGACCTTCTTCGCGTCTGCCACCTGTTCCCGCCCGGCTCCGTTGACACTATCTTCTTCATGGACGTCATCGAGCATATGCCTCGCCCGGACGGAGAGATTTGCATTGACTGGGCGATAAAGGCCGCCCGCAAACAGGTCGTCGTATTTGCCCCCCTTAGCTTCCACGAGCAGAGCTATGCCCCAGGGGCCAAGGACGCTTGGGGCATGGACGGAACCTATTGGCAAACGCATCGCAGTGCGTGGGACCCTAACGACTTTCCACTTTTCACCTCCTGCGTCGACACCGACTTTCACGGGCCTGGCAAGGGCGCCTTCTACGCAATTCTGACGAAATAGCCGGGAGCCACTATGATTCCGGTTCCCGCAATTGGGCCTGTTCCGGCCCGTATCCTCATTGTCGGCGAAGCGCCCGGGGCGGACGAAGAGTTGCGCCTCGAGCCTTTCGTCGGTCTGTCCGGGCAAGAGCTATCGCGTATGCTGCACGAGGCCGGGATCGCCCGGACGGAGTGCCGCATTACAAACGTCTGCCTCGTCCGCCCGCCCGACAACGAGATTCTCCATTTCTTCAAGGACAAGAAGGGCTTCGTTCCGGGCGAGGAGATTGTCGCCGGGCAAAAGGCCCTCGAACTTGAGGTGTATAACACCAAGCCCCATGTCATCATCGCTATGGGCGACACCGCTCTGTGGGCCTGCGCCGGGAAGCGCGGGATAACGTCTTGGCGCGGGAGCACGTTGGAAAGCATCTGGGGAGTGAAGTGCATCCCCACCTATCATCCGGCCGCGATACTGCGCATGTGGGAGTGGCGGGCGATCACCGTTCACGACCTTCGCCGGGCGGAGCGCGAGAGCCACTTTCCCGAGCTGACGTATCCATCCTGGCGCTTCCTAATCCGCCCCGACTTTTCGCAGGTCATGGCCACGCTCGACTTCCTCCTGCAACAGGCGAAGCTCGGCGCTCTTTCCCTTGCGGTCGACATAGAGACCCGCAATAAGCAGATCGCGTGTATTGGTATTGCCTGGAGCAAGTACGACGCGCTCTGCATCCCCATCCTTTGCACCGACAAGCCAGAGGGATACTGGGCGGAGGACGAGGAAATCGCCATCACCCTCCGCCTCCGCGACCTTCTCACCCATCCACACATCAGCGTGGTGGGGCAGAACTTCGCCTACGATGCCCAGTATTTTGCAAAAGAATACGGATATATTCCCCACCTCGGCTTCGATACGATGGTGGCGCAGCACGTCGCTTTCGCCGGCTTGCCCAAGGCCTTGCATTTCCTCTCCAGCATGTATTGCACCTTCCATCAGTATTGGAAGGACGAGGGAAAGAACTGGGACCCGAGGATGCCGGAGGAACGCCTTTGGGTGTATAACTGCCGCGACTGCGTAGCCACATTCGAACTGCGCGATGAACTGTTCGAAACCCTCGAGGACCTCAATCTCCTCTCCGTCTTCCAGTTTCGCATGGCCCTTTGGCCGGCGGTCGTGCAGATGATGCTGCGCGGAGTGCGGATCGATAAGGCCCGCCGCAACGAGATGGCCGGGACGCTGCTGAGCGAGATCGCCGCCCGCGAGGTATGGATCAACTCCGTCCTCGAACACCCGATCAACGTGCGCAGCCCAAAGCAGATGCAGACGTTGTTCTATACCGACTTCGGCTTCCGCCCCGTTTTCAATCGCAAGACGAAAACCGTCACCCTCAACGACGAGGCGCTGGAGAAACTTGTCAAGCAGGACCCGTGTCTCCGCCCGCTCGTTCGCAACATTCAGGAACTCCGATCCCTCGGCGTATTCCTTTCCACCTTTGTGCAGGCCGAACTCGACACCGACGGACGGATGCGGTGCAGCTTCAATATCGCCGGCCCGGAGACGTACCGTTTCAGCTCGAGCGAGAATGCCTTCGGCAGCGGGACAAACCTGCAGAACATTCCGAAAGGGGATGAGGACAAGGACGGACTCAATCCCGCCGCGCTTCGCCTCCCGAACATTCGCAAGCTATTCATCCCCGACGCCGGACACATTATTGCTGACGTCGATCTGTCCGGAGCGGACGCGCAAGTCGTTGCATGGGAGGCCGAGGATGAATACCTCAAGTCCATCTTCCGATCTGGAGCAAAGCTGCACGCTGTTAACGCAAAAGATATTTTCGGAAATGATGCCGGGGCTGATGGACGTCGCGAGCCGTATTACTCCCGAGCAAAGATGGGAGTTCACGCTACCAACTACGGCGCATCTGCGCGGCGTATCGCAGAAGCTCTCGGAATTACTGTTCACGAAGCTGAGCGCTTTCAATCTCGATGGTTTAACCTGCATCCAGGTATTCGCGAGTGGCACCGCCACGTTGCGAATCTTCTTGCGACCAAACGAGAGGTCCGTAACAAATTTGGCTACCGTCGTTTTTACTTCGAGAGAATAGAGGGGCTGCTGCCGGAAGCCCTGGCATGGATACCGCAAAGCACCGTCGCGCACGTGAGCGAGGCGGGATTACTCAACGTATATCGCAACCAGCCCGACGTGCATAACCTGCTTCAAGTGCATGACTCCATTGTCATTCAATACCTTCCCGCCCGCGAAACCGAGACACTCCGCGCCCTCCGTCAGAACCTTCTCATCCCCGTCCCTTACTCCGACCCCCTTATCATTCAGTGTGGTCTCAAGACCTCCGCCCGGTCCTGGGGCGAGTGCGAAGATAAAGAATGGCCTAATTAACTCTGGGAGATTCTCATGCCTGAACTCGACGTAAGCACATTTTCCGAGCGGGAACGCGATATGCTCAGCGGCCTTGCCGAACTGACCGGAAGGATATTTTGGCTCCTTGACAAGCATAACCTCTGGCCCGAGGGCACATACACCTTCCCGGACGGAGATACGTGGACGAAGGAGGAATATCAACGCTACCTTGTCTCCATCCGGGCGAAGCAGGCGGGCGATTTGCTCCAGGCGAAGATAGACAGGGAGGCAAAGGTGATTGGGGATGGTAACACTCCGTAACCGTCCCCAATGCCCACCCGCTATTACGCCGACTGGCTGAAGGCGTTTCTCGACTACGCCAGCTTCGGGGAGGCACCTATGTCCATGCTATTCTGGACAGGTGTCTCTACGGTCGCTGGTGCCCTGCGGCGTCGCGTCTGGCTGGACATGAAATACTTCCAGTGGGTGCCGAACTTCTACGTTGTCATGGTCGCTCCGCCCGGCATCGTCAGTAAGTCCACCACCGCGAATATCGGCATGAACCTGCTGCGCCGCGTCGAGGGCGTGCACTTTGGCCCAGACGTTGTCACCTGGCAAGCGCTCGTCGGCGCCCTCGCTGCCAGCACGGAGATGGCGCACTGGCCCGCGCGGCAGCAATTCCTCCCCATGTCTTGCATCACCGTCGCAAGTGATGAATTCGGCACCTTCCTCAATCCGAATGACCGAGAGATGGTAGACGTGCTCGTCTCGCTGTGGGACGGAAAGCGCGGGACATTCAACAAGGTGACGAAGATGTCCGGAAATGACTCGATTGTCAACCCCTGGATAAATATCATCGCCTGCACCACGCCCGAGTGGATTAGCGGGAACTTCCCGCGATACATGATCGGCGGCGGCTTCACCTCCCGCTGCGTCTTCGTCTTTACCGACGTGAAGCGGCAAGAGATCGCCTATCCTGACGAGTGCGTTCCGCCCGATCACGAGGAGACGAAACAGAAACTCATTCACGACCTGGAATGTATCTCCATGCTGATAGGTGAATATGCGATAGATCCAATCGCCCGGGACTGGGGCCGAGCCTGGTATAGGGAGCACTGGCGCAACCCACCGCAGGACTTACAAACGGACGAGCTGGGCGGCTACCTCGCACGAAAGCAGACACACATGCACAAACTGGCGATGGTCCTCGCGGCGGCGAAAGGGGACGATCTTGTCATCCGCCTCGAGCATTTAGAATACGCCAGCCGTGTCATCACGGCGCTGGAAAGTGATATGCCCAAGGTGTTCGCCCGGATCGGCCAGAACGACCTTACCCGGGCGGCAAGCGATATCGTCAGCATCGTTGAGCGAGTCGGCGTTATCTCCCTCAACAACCTCTACAGCCTGCTGTTCAAGAACACGGACTTTAAGAGTTTCGAGCTCGCGTTGAACAGCGCAGTGTTTGCCCGCCAAGTCTCCCGGCAGCAAGAAGGGAATGAGATAATGATTCGAAGGGTGAAGAAAGATGGATGACCTGACCCGCTGTATCCGCAAGCAAGGTTTCTGCTGCCCTTGGGCGTATTTCTACTCCAATCGCAAACGCCGCACGCTCGACATTACAGCAGAACTGGGCGTTGACTGGTCGACGGTGAGACGGTGGCGGCGCGAGTTCCGCGCGGGCAAGCACCTTTGCCGGACTCGCGGGGCGAAGTGCCTGCTCATTCTTCCTCCTCCTCCTCCGCCGGCTCGAAAGACTCGCTGACCTCGCCCAGGACGCGACGATACCGCCGCTCCGGCGTGATGCCCCTTTCCAGCTGCTTCGCGCGGAGGCGCCGGGCCTTGACGTTCCGGCTCAGCTCCTTCCCGCCAATCCGAAGCTCCGGAAACTCCTTCGGCACGTCGAGGTTGTATTCCTCCAGCGCCTTCTTCGCGTCCGCCTTTGCCTCCCGGTCATCCTTGATGTAGGCATCACCGTAGAGCTTAAATATGTCCCGCCGGCGGTGCTGCCAGTACATCTTCGTATCCCACATCTCGAACATCCGCTCTTGATTTTGCGAGACGACGGTCGGGCGGAAGCCGGCGGCACGGCCCCACTTCTCTCCCGTAGTCAATGGCCGCACCTTCCCCGAGTCGAGGTCGATCGTCAGCTCATTCCCTTGCGGGCCACGAGCGCCGTTGTAGTGCCAATCGATCGCCTGCATCACCGCCCCGGCGCCGCCTGGAATCTTTGCGAAGTTTGCGTAACTCGGATCATGCATATAGCGCACCAGCCAATACACCGCGCTCCCTGTCGGACCCATCAAGCTCGTCGCCGTATTCCCGATGATTGCTGCTGCCGAATCTCCCTGTTTAACTAACGCATCAGTCCCAGGCAAAATGCGACCGAAGCCGACGCTGCGCGAAATATCGAAGCCGCCTACATCTCGCCCCGCGCCATACAGCACCGAGTTTGGGTCCTTCGGCAGAAGCCATGACAACACGGGCATGTTGACCCTGTGCACTTCCCGCAGGAACTCCCGCAGTTCCTGCTCCGCCGTCTTACCAAACAATTGCCGCCACAGCGCGTTGAGCAAGTCGAATAGGTTCTCGAAGCCGGGCAATCCCTTGATGCCAGCGACCAGGGCGGTGATGAGCCAGAGCCGTGTCGTGTAACCCATGAACCAGGTGCGGGGCGTCTTGCCCTGCAAGCGCGCCAGGCGCCTCCGTCCCAGCTCATACCCGCCGAAGGAATGGAAGGCCATATGTTGCGGGAAGGAAAGGAAAATCGTGCCTGTCGGGACAAGAGCGCCGAGCGGTCCGCCGCCCCGGAAGATGGGCGCCTTATTCAACCGCCCATAGTCACTCTGCAGTTCCTCGACCGAGCGGACGGCGAATGCATACGCCTCGTCATTAACAGTACCAGACTCCGCCAGCTTATGCTCCCGCATATATTGATTATACTTCCCAATGAACGTCAGGCGCCTTGACGCCAGCTCCATGATCCTAAAGGGGCCCATGCCGAGCATAAGAACGCTCCGCCCTCCCATCCCCATATACCAGCTCATCTTCTCCGAGCCGAGATAGGCGTCCGCCTGCGTACCCGCCCGCGAGAAGAGCCGCTGCCAGTAACCGCCAATCGCCTGCCCCGCCAGCATGTAGGCATAGCTTTGCGAAAGAATCCCCTCCTTTATGCCCCGATCAATCGCCTTCGACAGCCCCGTCCTGCTTCCTTTCCATCCTTCATAAACGGACGTAGCGGTTTGCACGACAGCTTTTATAAACTCTGCCGAGCCTCGCACCGTGCCCAGCTCTGTCGTGAGAGACGAGAACGTCGTTATCGTACCATATAGGTTCAACAGCGCCGTCTTTACGTTGAAGGAGAGGTATAATGTGCTCACCCAGGCGCGGAAGTTCGCATACTCCTGCTCCGGGCTCATGAGATACTCCTGCGCCGTATCCATCGCCTTTCGCGCCTCGAGCATCCGCCGGCTATGCCCCCAGCGCAGTCCCGGGTCCATCGCAATGACACCTTCCAGTATCGTCCGCTGCTTGTCCACGGACGAGCTTGCCGCCCGCATCAAGCGGCGATACTTCATCTTCACGGCATAGTTCGTCTGGTGCCAGGAGAAGGCGGCGAAGACACGATCAATATCCTCGCTCGCCCCGGCGATCTGCAGGTGCTTCGTATCGTAGCGGGCCAACGCCTTGTCCACCTTCGTCGGTTGCATCAGGTCCGACAGGATTGCAACGTCCTCCGAGGTTAGTTGCAGTTCCCGGGCGGCGTCCTCGAGGAATTCCAACGGCAGCACCATTAGCACCTGATGCTTCTCCCTCACCTCTTCACTGATCAGCTCCTCCCCCGGCCTCAGCTTCCGCTGCAAATCCTCCGCCTTCTCCTTCCACTCTACCCGGTCCTCAAAGGCGTACTTCTGCACCACCTGCTTCCGCACCTTCCCTTCCGCATCCGTGATCTTCGCCTTCACCTTCAGCACATACTTCCCGAACCACATCTGTGGAACGAAGGGAGTCTCCGCCAGCGCCAGGAATCTCTGCGCCACTTGCTGCGCCGCTGCTACCTGTTCTTCCCAGGACGACCGGGAGTGCTTCGCAACAACCTGCGTGATCAGCACATGGCTGAGGAACTGCTGCTGAAAATACATCGCATTCTTCATCGCGAGGTAGGCTTCCACCGCCTGCTCGCCCCGCCGCGTCGTCGGGTCAAGCCCGGAATCCTTCATCTGCTGCAGCAGCGTCTCGCTCACAACATACTTGTACTTCACCGCCGCGGCAAAGGCGGGAACGCCTACCAGCCTCGCATGCGCCTGGGTGGTTGCTTCGCCTCCAGCAGTAAGCTCGATCTTCGGCCAGAGCTTCCCTTCCTTTGCCTCGCGCAGCATCGCCTTCCATAGCAAGCCCCGCTGTTCTTTGCCAAGGCTCCGCACCTTCTGCGCCGCTTCTTCCGCCACTTCCAACAGCGCCGAGCTGTCCCGATGATATTCGCGGCCCAGCGTGACAAGGTTCTGCAACCCGACAATGTCAGGGTTGAGCTGTTGCAGCTGTTGCAGCTGTAACACGCTGCGATACAGGCCGATGAAGCGATGATGCGCCCAGCCGTAGTTCGAATCCTTGATCGCCAGCGCCGCCCGGGTCACGTCCTGGGCGTTCATGCCGATAGGCGTGGTAGGGTCGAAGTCGTAGTTGAAGTCGGGCGAGCGGCTGTAGGTGAAGTTGTTGTTCGCCGACTTTACCTGATTCGTGGTGAAGGGGATTACCACGGACGAGGAAGAGTCTAGGCCCAGATTAGCAGCGCTAAGAAGAAGTCCGTCATGCCCCTGCGCCATAGCGAACTGAATCGCATCCTGTATCTCCGCCGTAGAGAACATGCGGCCAAGCGGGAAAGTAGCTGGATTCCGCACATTCACATACGCTTCGAACATCAGCGGATGCGCAGGGTCGTAATTCGAGGGCTGTGCAAGGATATTATTCCGGGCGGTGAGAATGTTCCACAGCTCCGTATTGACATGCTCCTCCACCGCCGCGATTTGCTTCAGCTCGTCATTATACCTTTGCGCCCAGGCTTGAACCTCCTGCTGCGTTGTATCAAGCTGTCCGCTGACTGTAACCGGAAGGACCGTGTCTACATAGCTTGCCTGTAGCTTTGCTATCGTCGCCGCCCGCGTTGATAGCTCAGTCAAACGAGCGTAAAGCGCCTGTTCCCGCTCAACAATGCGGGCCAGCTCCTTCTTTGCTGCCGGGGCGCTTACGGTCTTTGGCACCAGCGCCGTCAGTGCCGTAACTCCTTGCTGCGTAGTAGCTACAATCGGCAGCATCGTCGCGTTGGGATTTGCGGCCAGTGCCCTTTCTCTTGAAGTAATGATGCCGCCCTCGAGAAAGAAAACCGCCTGTCCGCTTGCAATCACCTTCGCCGGGCGGCCATTAGCATCAACGACAACGCTCGCTCCTGTCCAATTCCCTTCCCAGTCCCCAAACCACGACTTGAAGAACGGGCTCCGCACGGTCATGAAGCGCCACAGCTCCGCCGCCCGGGCACGCAGTTTCGGGTCCTTCGCCTGCGCTTCCGTGAGCCCGGCGGTTTCGGATACCTCAATGCCGAACTGGGTCGTAAAGCGATTGAGCGCTTCAATCTCCCCCGTATCATAGCTAAACGGCTTGCCAACCAGCATCTCGTATTGCGTGATGGCCTCGGCAATCTCACCATCCTTATACAGCTTAATAATCATCTTATAACCGTCGTCCTGCGGGGCGAAGCCGGCGGCACGCAGTCCTTTCCGCAAATCCTTCTCCGTTACCTGCCGAAGCTCTTCCTCCTTCGCCTGTGCCTCCTCCTCCGCCCGCCGCGTCTCCACTTCCACGGCCAGCTCATCCTCCGCGCGGATCTCGTCAATCACGGGCGGGAGGCCGTCACCCTTCCCGGCTAGCGCCGCCACCTCCACCGCCGGGACGCTTGTGAGCGACTCGAGCCATTCTTGGAACTTTACGCCGGGGCGGAAGATGCCGGTTTTCTTCCCCCATTGAAACACTGCCTTTAACTGCTCCTGCAAGCCGCCCCAGATCTGACCGAAGAACTTGCCGAGCGTGGTCTCCCTTTGCCCCTTTGTCGAGTAGGCGTAACGCGCAAGCTGCTCGGCAAAATACTCCTTAAAACTCCACCACTGCGCTGCCCCTTTCGTCTTGCCATCCGCCAGCGTAACGAACGTCTTCGCCTCCATTCCCTCCAGACGCGAAAACACATCCTCCGCCCGTTCGCCAGCAACGCCAACGCTTCGCAGATACGCCGCATTCGCCTTGCCGGGGCTAAGCCATTCGCGCAGGAAGTCCATTCCCCGCCCGCCATTCCGCATCCGCTGCTTCAGCGCATTGTATTCCTCCACTACGCCCCGGGCAAGCGGATCGGTGATACGGTCGAGGATCTCGGGCGGGACAAGCTCTTCCGAATTCGTGTTGTTTTCGAGGTAGTCAATAACGTCCGGCGGCATCCGGGTGTAGAACTGCTCCCACATCAGCGCATGACCAATCTCATGTGCAGTGGAGAGGAAGATTTGTGCCTGCCGGACGGTGTTATACTCGCCCATCTCCCGTCCGGTCGCCAGCGTTCCGCCCACATCCGCCCGGAGGCCGTGCGGCGGCTGAATTATGTGCACATCCCCTACCATCGTGTGCCAGCTCGGCGTCCTCTTCTTCGCCTCCGTCGGGCTCTTCAGCACGATCACGAACTTCCCTTTGCCGCCCATGAACTTGTTATTCATGAACTTAACGTACGAGCCGATAGCCTTAATCAGCGCTGGAGTGAAGATTTCGCTGTCCACACCTGCCGCCAGCACATCACCATCCCGCATCGCCGACAGCCGCACCGGCCCCTTCAGGGCCTTTCGACTTGACCACGAGATGGGGAGACGGCTCAGCGCCTTCCCGTTGTTCGGATTGGTGTAACGGGCAAGGTTCCGCGTGGCCTTCGGGCTGAGCTGCAGATCCGGGGCAGGAGCGTTGCTTATCGGATCAACCTTTGCAATCTTCGCGTCCGCTGCCTGTTCCAACGAGGTGAGAGGGATGAGCGGGGCGGGAGCGGGTTCGACCTGCAGCGTCGACGTTGCTGGCCCTATGCGCGTATCTTCCGCCGAAAGGCGCGGATTCAGCTCCGCGAACAGGGCTCTATCTTCAGCCTCTGCCCGGTCAATATCAGCTATATACTCCTCGTTAATCTGGAGCTGCTCTCGATCATTTGGCGTCCGCTGGTCCTCAGGAATTGCCCGCAGTCTCTCTAATTCCTCAACTCGCCATGCCCGCTCTTCCTCCCGCCGTGCCTGCGTAAGCGCCCGCTCGCCAGAGGGAAAAATAGGTATATGCTTAACTTCAGTAAGTTGCGCTTCGAAGGCAGGAGGTAGGGCCTTCTGCGCCACCGCCGCCGCCTCATACGCCGCCGCCTCAACCGCCGCGATCTGCTCTGGCGGCACCTCAACAATCTCCTCCTGCCCCGTGACGTCCTCCGCCACGGTCACAGTTTCGTTCGGGTCGGGAGCTGTTGGAACTTGGGGCGGATTACCGGGCGTAATTCCCCCCAATTCCTCAATCCCCTCGGCCTTCGCCAGTATCGCCTCCGTCTCGGCAATGATCTTCTCCGCCGCGCCCTTATACTGATCCCCTTTCAGTATCCCCATCTGCGCCAGCTGCTGCAGCGCCTTCGCCTCCTGATCCTGCTTCGCGAGGCCGAAAAGGATCTCCCGCACGGACTCAGGAATCTCCGCCTCTCCCTCTACCTTCTCCTTGCCCTCAATGCGTGACTTGATCCTCTGCAGTCCGCGGCCCATGCCGTACTGAAGCCCGGCGGTGAAGGGCGTAGTGATCGCCGTCATGATCAGGTCTTTCGTCAGCGACTCTGATATGCTATACGGCGAGCCCGGTTCGCCTGTCCAGGGCATGTCGGGACGGAAGGCGAGGTTCGTCACTACGTTCTGTATCGCAGTCGTGGGCAATTCCGTCGCCTCTTCGCCAAGGACGAGCGCCCCCAGCTTTTTCCACAGCGGGGCGGTACGGGAGGCAAGAGCCCGATTCAACACCCCGAATCCCAGGCGTTCAAATACCGCCTCCGTGATCGCCGTTTCTGCCGCAGCCAGCCTCGTCCGTTCCGGATCAGCGCCCTCCGCCGTCCCTTGTGCCATCGTGTCCAGGCCCGCCAGTCCAGCCGCATACATAGCGCCCATCCACGGCTGGCCCGTCAGCGCCATCAAAATCGCCGGGGCGTTCTGCGATACGTTCGAGCCGACAGCAGCCAGAACCTCCTGCCCTCCCGTCATGTCCTTCGGCAAAAGGTTCCGTGCCTCTACCTGCTGCCGAATCGTCTCCTCGCGCATGCCCTGCTGCGTATACTCCCTCGCCTGATCCTCTAAACGAAGCTTCGCTAATGGCTTACCATAGTAGCGTTGCGAAAGCATTTCCGGGTCTTCGTTTGTCTCCAGCGCCCGAGCGGCGACAACGCCATACTCTGACGGGCTGCTAATCAGGTTCCCGATCATGCCCGCCGCGCCAGCCCGCATAGTCGGATAGGCGCCCTGCACGCTCCCCTTCAGCGTCTGCCACCAACTATCCAGGCTGCCCTTCTCCATCTGCTGCCCGGCGTCGTAGATGGCAAGCTCGGGCATGCCCTGCAATATCCGCTTCTTCGCGTCGGGCGGAGAAAGTTCGTCGGGAATGTCAGCGACGATTCTGCCGTCAGGCAGTTCAATTTCATACGGCATAATGACTCCTTTTCAGGGCGTCGTTTACATTACGGGGCTTGAATGGCACCAAAGGGGATTCGGCCAGCGCCCTTACCCGGCGTCACTTCCGGGCCTCCCGCGCCGCCCGGGCCGCCCGCGCCTCCCGTCCCCAGCCTTCCCATGGCCTCGCGCATGATCTTCAAGGCAGCCGCCTTGTCAGCATCGGACGAATCCAACGCTTCATATATCGCAATGGCAGCTTTCAGCGTATCACTCTTCCCACTATTCACCACGTTCCAGACCGCCTTTGCCGATTCCTCCGGTGTCGCAGTCGGATTCATTTCCTTATGCAGTTTCTTCAGCGTATCCATATACTCCGCTTGCGCACTGGTCGAACGTTTCTGGTACTCCCGGTAATACTCCGCATGCGCCGCGTCCAGTTCCTTCTTTCCCTGCTGCACTTCTATTGCCAGATCGTGTATCCGCTTCAGTTCCTGCGGCGTCGTCAGCCCGGCGGCCTTCTTATTTTTCAGCACTTCCAGCTCCAGCGTATCCTTCTCGTATTCCTGCTTCAGTGCCTTGACCCTTTCATCAGCTACCTTTTCATCAATCCGCAGCCGCCGCTCCGACCGGCCACCTTCCGCCTCCGCCCGAACGTCAGCCTTCTCCGCCCGCACATCAGCGCGATCTGCTCTCCGCTCCGAGCCGACCGTCCGCATCCCCTCCATAATCGTGCGGAAGTCCTCCGCTCCTTGCGCGCGCAGCTGTGTATCCTCCTTCTGTGCCGCGCCGACGCCCCTCGCCACGGACTCACCCAGTGCCCCAGCTGCGGTCTGTTTCCCCTTCTGCCACGGCTGCATCATGCCGAGCCCGGCCATGAGGATGCCCATGTCGCGAGCCTGCGGCGCCATAGGCCGCGCGGCAGCGTCCCCCATCGTTCGCTCGCGCAACTGCAAGAAGTCCGCTAGCGTCTGCGGTATCCCTGTAGGTGGTTGCGCCAGGCCCGGTACGAGGGGCGGCGTCGTGGGCGGCGGAACAGGCGCCGGAACAGAAGGCTCAGGAGCATAGGGAGCTTGCCCCAGCACTCCCGTTTCCCCATAGTTCATCTCTGGCGCTCCAGCACCACCCCCACCTGCCAGCATCAAAAGCGTCCGCATATCCATGTTCGTCTCCTCACGCTCCGTAGATCAACTTATACAACTGCCGGGCGGCAAGCGCGCCTCCAACCCCCGACATAAAGGGATTGCTGTCCGCCGTGTCTGCCACCGTCGTACTCGTCCGCCCGCCCCCGGCGGCCTGCGAGTAGATATTGCTCGCCTTTTGCAGGTTCTGAAACGGCATATCATACAACCTTTGCTTCGCATCAATCACTGCCTGCTGCTGCAGCTGCGGTATCGTCGTCGCTCGCAGCCCTAGATCAGCCGCCGTGCCCGCTGCGTTTACCGTACTCGGCAGGACGCCGAACCCCTGCATCGTCGCATTTAGCCCCTGTCCAAACATATCGTTCGCCATCTTCGACGTGATCTCGCCAGACGCTCGTGACAGTTTCCCCGAACCAATCCCCTGCGCAATCCCCTCTCGCGTGCTGCCGAAGTCCTGTCCCGCCCCGGCACGGTATCCGCCTCGAATTGCCGGCAGCACCCCCTCTGTGAACTGCTCCGTGAGAGGGTTAATCGCTGCCCGCATTGCATCCTGCGCGAAGGGGAAGTTGTTGATATCGAGAAACTTCCCATTCATAATGTCACGCAAGCCGCTAAAGCTTACCCCCAACGTCTGCAGCGCATCCATGCTGATCCCGGTCGCGGCGCTGATCATCGCGAGCTGATCCGGCGTGAGGGACGCTACCATCTCCTCTGGCGATGCGTAAGGCAAGGGCCGGTTCGTAAGGTCCTGTGCCTTCTGCATCGCGTCTTTGAGATACGGCTGTGCCGGCGACCAAGGCTCCGTCACCGTCTGCGACACGGACGGCTCCGTGTCGCTTCCCAGCGCCCCGGCCACCGCGCCAGCGGCTGTTGCGATATTACTAGGGTTCAAAATGTCGGGCATAGTCGGTCCTCCGGGCGGGGTTCCACTTGTCTGTGCATCGACCTCGAAGGGATCAACTCGAGGCACTTGCGGCGTTCCAGGCGGAATCCCGCTTGTTTGTGCGTCAATCTCGAAAGGATCGACTTGAGGCACGCCTGTGCCTGCCCCTGCCGCTCCCGCAGCCGCCGCGCCAGCTCCCGCCGCCTGTGCCGCCCCGACCGCAGGACTAAGCAAACCGGGACTCACCCCCGCGCCAAACGCTTCCGCTGCTGGCAGAACGGAGGAGGGAAGCGAGGCGAGCCCGGTTGTGCCTGCGGCTTCGACCGCCCCTGCGGCTGCAGGAGCCACTGCCCCGGCTCCGGCTCCGGCTCCAAGCGCAGACGTAATACCTGCTCCGCCGGCGGCAGCAAGAAGCAGTGGCCCGATATCGCCAACTACGCGGCCAAGCTGCCCCATAAACCCGCCCTTTTCCGCCTTTTTCCTCGCCTCAAATTGCATTATAGCATCGGTTCGTGCTTTCATCAATGCTTGCTGTTGAGGACTTATCCCAGAATATTGAGGAATCTCTCCTATCTGATATTGTCTACCAGTATGAGTAACGCCACCTTCTGGCATTGGTCCAAGGTCTTGACCAGTCCATGTACGAACAACTTGTCGTTCTTTCTCCCATCCTTCTGGAGTCATAGTCACGGTTAAACCTTGAACAGCGTTTGGAGTCAAGCTGCTAGCCCCGACGCCTCTCGCGGGACTGCGTCCAGCCATTACATCTTCTTTAAATCGCTGAGAATAAAAGTTATTTGGGTCCCAGCCTTTAGCTGCAAAATAGTCATTCACAGCCTGCTCTGTCGCAATCCAGCTAGGCGGCGGGGCGGGCGCTTGCTGTGCACCTCCGCCTATTATACCCGCAAGTCCCCCGGGCCGAACGCCTCCACCCATCGCCATTGCAGTAAGCGGGTTAATCGCCATGTCTCTCTCCTATCCTAAAAATTTCCAAGTAGCACTCACCGCATCATACCAGTAGAGGCCCCGTCCGCTGCCCGGATTCCAGCTCGTTCCGTCCGCAAGCTCAATCTGTCCGTCCCTCGGCTTTCCTGGAACCTCGTGATGCTTTACGATATACCTCGGCGCAGACAATGTGATCGCCTCACTTATCTTATGCAATTCCTGATCTAGGTATTGCAGACTATCCTGCCCCTCCGATCGTTCTCCCGGAACGTATAAGCGAATTGGCGGGCGGTGCGTCATCAGTGCCTCCCTCCCCCACTAACCTCCATATCATAGCCCGACAGCGACCACGAAACGTCAGCCGTCGACTCAACGCGAATGGCGAAGAGCCGCCCGGGCAGCATCGTGTCAATGTATCTCGTTGTGCCGATAGTGAAACCCTGCGCTGCCTGCCAAACCACAGCCGCATTTTCATTATTCTGTGCGCCAAGATACACATTCACCACTCCGCCCGCGGTGCCTGTAATCTTAGGCCAAACCCGCCGCAGATGTTTCATCGAGCTAATGTCGGGCGGGCGGTTGGCCTCGAAAGGTATGCCAATCCCTGTCCGCTCAATGAAGGAAGTGATGGGCGTTCCCGCAAAGGCCTCCGTCGTGTCCGCCTGATACAGCTGCGTTGCCAGAGGTGCACACATGACGAGGCCAGAATTGAGAGGATCATAGCTTCTCTCATCAAACACCCCTATCGGCCCTCCGTCGAAAAGAGGTGTATCGCCGTCGAAGGTCGTATCCGCCGGATTGGTTATTCCTGGCTCAATATGCGAAACCACTGGCAAGATCCGATCACTCAGCGTATCGTCCTTCCAGTTCCATACAATGGCCCTTGAAGGGAAGGCCTGGCCGCTCTCCGGGAAGCAAACCCATACCTCATACCGCGAGCGATTGAGCACGACAAAGCTACGCTTATACGATGTGCTGTCAATTCGCCCGGCCAGCCAACGCTGCCACCGTTGCGGCAGCAGTTCCTTCGCCCCCTGCCCATCATGCACTATCACGTTATCTCCTGTAAACACCAAGTGCTTACCGAACTCGTAATAGGCAATGCAGCGCCGTGAAAGCGCTCCGAAGCTAGTGAAAATCTTTGAAAAGCGATGAACCTCACCGCCCCCGATGTACTGCATCCCCCAGACCGAGTCCTCCTTATATATCACATTCGTATCGCGCAGGGGAAGGCAGTCAAGCACGAAGCCGGGCGTCTCGGCCAGCTCATATTCCCCTGCATCTCTCGTCGTATCCGTTTCGTCCCAGCTCACCGGGACGGCTCCAGGGTCGGTGGGATGACTCCACTTCACCATATGCGGATAGCGATTGCCGCTGGCCTTTGTAATGTCCAGGGCAACAAGGAAGGCCTTATACGCCCGCAGCGCCGCGCACTTATAATTCGCTTGCCAGTTAGACAAGGCCGCTAGCGCTGTCGCGACCAGCGGCGGATTCCACATTTGCGGCGCATCTATGCCGTTGTTAATCACTGGAATCCCGCCCAGCACACAGCCTGTCCAGTTTCCATCCGCCGTAGCAGAATAATCTCCGCCCGAGACGCGAGTGATATTTGTGTGCGATGCTCCGTCCCAAGTATAAACCTTCGCCAATCCTGCATACAGCCACAGCACGTTCGTCGCTATTGGCACCTGCAGAGCCCAATACGGCGCGATGCTTGGCGGAGCCCACAGCGACTGATGCCCCAGAAACTTTGTCACCTTGCCATCGGCAAAGCGCACATTCTGCCCGTCGCTCCAGGCATTCAGCGGCATTTCCTCCGGGCGCAAGTCCCGAATAATGCCGTATTGGGCGACCTGGCTGATGGGAACAGTTACGAGGGCCATGAGCTGTCCTTTCCCTCATCCAGTTCTATCGCCTCGATGCAGTGTCCTGGGTCTATCGCATCCAGCACTTTGCACATCCACCGCCCCCACGTCTTGCCCTTGCGCTTTGCCTTCGCCGCCCGGCTGCTGATCGTCTCGTCCGGGTCGCCGCCCAGGGCCGTATTGACCCACTGATCTGTGGCGATCAGCATGTTCATCGTTCCCTTGCGGAGCCAGTGACCTAGTGTACTCATGGGATGGCCTTCAATAGATTGGTGACTTCACTCAGAACGTGCAGCATCCAAAGGGATACTGCGCCCAACGCCGCTGCAATAGCTCCGGCCCAGCGGGAGGCCACGCAGATTTGCCGCTTCAGGTCCATGAGCCCGTCCTTCTCGTCGTCGCCGAACAGCGCCGTGGACTGACGCTTGAGTTCCGCGAGGATCGCGGGCGCCTCCTCGTCCAGATGGCGGCGCAGGGCCTCGTGATCCGGCAGGTAAACCTCCTCCAGCCAGACCCGGAACACCGCGAGGACGACCGCTCCGGTGCGGCCATTGGGCTCTGCGGCTGCGAGCTTCGCCTCGGCTTCTTCGAGGCACCTGCGGGTGCGGCGGTCTATCATCGCTCACAGCCGCTGCGCGTCCGTCCATTTCCAGTTCACAGTTCGGCTCCGGTGAAGATGAGCTGCGAGTTGGCATTGGCGGCGTAGAGGACTGTGGCGTTACCGGCTACCAGCCCGGAGGCGACCCCGAACGTCAATGCAGCGCCTAGCGTGTTGCCAGTCCCGAATGTCAGGGAGGTACACGCCAATCCTGTGCCGGCTGCGTTCAGCACTTGGAAGTCCGAAGCGGCTGATACGGTTACGCCTGTGACGGCGATGCGAGTGGGGACAGGGAAGGGGATATGGGTAAGGCCGCCAGTGGTCGTGGTGCATTGTCCGGGGCTCACATAAGAGCTTGTCACATCCCCCGCTTTGAGGGTCGGCAGATACCGCCGGCACAGCGCCAGTTCCTCTCCCACGCTCCGCGCCTCGAAAGGCGTCGCCACCGTCCCGGCCTCCAGTTGCACCAGCGCGATCTTGAAGTTGTTGGCGGTGTTGTCGAGTTCGTTGACTTGGTTGGAGGTAGCCATGAAATTGCCAGCGGCCCAGGTGTCGGCGGTGGTATGGAAGTTGGAGCCTGCCGCAAGCGAGAACCGCACCCGCAGGCCGCTCCCTGTGTCGTAGAGCCACGTCCCGCTGGTGTCCACCGGGAACGTGAGAATCTTCCGCTCCCAGGTGTCAGCCACGTTGATTGTGTATTCCTTGACGTAGGAGCGATCTGAGGCGCTGTTGATAAGGCTAACGCAGTGAATCCCCGTCTTGGCACCCTTCACCCAGAACGACAATGTGACGTAGCGAGTACCTGCCTGACCAAAGCCGAAGGGTGCGGCATTAAACCCTTCGATGATTTGTGACAGGTTCATTTGATCGGTCGCCGCGATGGAAGCGTCGGCAGTCGTCACATCAATGTGCAGACAGTGCTGTGTGAAGTGCCCGCCGGTTTGCGCTGGCGTAGGCGCGTCCGCTGTCTTGAGAACGTCCACGACAGCCGATGTGACATAAGCGAGCTTCCAGCAATCGGCGGTGATAGCAGTAGTTGCCGGAGCCGTAAAGCTCGTCCCCCTCTGCCACGGGTTCGTGGTGAAGTCGCCACCGATGACCTTGTTGCGAAAACCTGAGAGCGGAGTCGTGACAGGCGGAGTGATATCGAACGGAGCGTAGTAAATTTCGTTCGGCTCGTTGCTCCATGTTCCGGGGCTCGCCTCGGTGTGGACCGTGCGGGCGAACAGGAGGTAGGGGACGTTGGTTCTGGCCGTGGTCGAGTACATCACCGTGACGCTGTCCGCCGTGGCAGACATGGCGGTGGTAGAGGCGATCCCGGAAATCCCGAAGTAGGTCGAGGACGCGGCGAGCTCGATCGTCCCGGCGTTGTCGATCAGGTACCAGTAGAGGTCCTGCGGCACCGTGGACTGGTGTCCCATCGTCGCCCCGCTGGCGATCGTGAGATTGGGGGCCGCAGTGATGAGTCGGGTGACCAAACCTTGGGTGCCAAGCGTAGTGCTGCTCCGCATCGCCACCGAGATGGGGTTCGCGGCAGTTGGTACTGTGCCCGCCTCGCCGCGATGCACGTTGACAGCGAGCGTTCCTGTAGCGGCAGTGACCAGCCTGGCATTGACCGGGTGCCCGAGATTGGTCAGGTCGGTCGCAACCTTGTTGCCGTCGGCGCTGAGAGTCGTTCGCGCAGCGGCAGAATCCGCATCGTCTAGTAATCCCAAAGCGAAAGTCGTAAGCGTCTTCGACGCAAGGAAGGCGAAAAACGCCGTCCCGTTGCACCAGATCATCGCAAAAGTCCCTTGCGGAACCGTCAGCGTCGTCGCCCCGTTGATCTGTTCCGTCAGGTTTGGATCAACCGTGACGGCACCGCCATTCGCCTCCACCGCGAACCAGTGCTTGTTTCCCAGCGTGGCCGCAGCGGTGAGGTTGAGCGTAATCCCTGCCGTCGCTCGAATCAGCGACGTATTATCATTCGCAACGACAGTGTACGTCCCACCCTTATCCTGCGCCCGGGCGAAGGCCCCTGCCATCCCCGGAAAGGTCGCCTGTAGCGTCGCCTTCAACAACCGCAGATGGTCATCTGCCGTACTGCGCTGATCCGTCGCGCCAACAGGATTCGTCGTTACCAACTCACCAACATATGTTGCCGATTCGAGCGCCATCACTCATCTCCCATTTGATAACTCCGCCCCGCGTGTCGACGAGCCTCGTCCGCCACCTGCACTCGCAGCCTTGCGTCCGCCGTCATTCCGGCAAAGCGCTTAGCCAAATCATCATCTCGCAGGTGATGCGCCGAAACAACCAGGCCTGTTTCAGCAATAAGCCAATCTGCTGCGTTCGTGAGCCACAGGTTCGTCGTGGCCGTATCCGCTACTGCCGTATCCCGCGCATAGCCCTGAATCCGCAACGGATAAACGTCAGCCGGGAACGGGCGGAGATACAGCCGTTCGCTCATATACGCATACTTCTCCGGCGTAGCGGCCTCGCTGTCTGCGTAAAATGCCTGCATAGCATAATACGCATCCTTGTCAATCCGCACCCACTGATCCGGGGCGGTGATGGTTGTATCCTTCCACCAAACCCCACCCCAGTCGTCGTCCTCGCGGATAAAGTTCAGCGACGAAATATCCACATATTCCTGCCCCGCCGTTGTGCTGAGTGCCGTGTTATCTATCCGCAGGAACCATGGAAGCAACGCTCCGCCCTCCATGCGTTCCTGCGCCAGTTGCATTTCGCTCAGGCACGCCGTCCGCGTAGCCGTATCGGTTCGATTGCCCAGGCGTAGCATGAGCAGATTTATCGCCGCATCTCCATTCATAATCCGACTCCTGTTAACATCTTAAGCCTCGTTGCTGCGGCAGCAGCGCCTGAATATACGAGCCCAGCATCAACGCCGGTAAAGGCAAAACTCCCTGGCTGGGCATCGATAAAGAGCCCCGGTGGAACGAGCGTGGCGGCGATGCCCGTAAACGTAAAGACACCGGGCTCGGCATTAAGCATCCGGTCGGCGAGAAATGTCGCCGCAACACCACCAAGCGTGAAGGTGCCCGGCGAGGCCTCAAAGGGGCGCGCGGCAAGCAGAGTCGCAGCGACGCCGTTGAGCGTAAAGGTTCCGGGCTGTGCATCGAAAAGGCGTCCTGCCGTCAGCGTCGCATCAATGCCGCTGAGCGTGAACGATCCTGTAGCAGCATCGAATGCATAGCCCTTCGCAAACGTCGCATCAATGCCGTTAAGTGTGAAGCTCCCAGGCGAGGCGTCTATGTGATGCGCTGCGACAATCGTTGCGGCAACGCCGGTCAGCGTGAGCGACCCTGTCGCTGCGTCCAGCAAGACGCTTCGTACAAACGTCGCGGCGGTGCCCGTCAGTGCGAAGCTGCCCGGCGAAGCCTCGAAGGAATAACCCTTCGCCAGCGTCGCCGCAATGCCGGTGAGGTTGAATGTCCCGGGCTGTGCATCGAACAATTTCCCGGCAGCGAGTGTGGCCGCGATGCCCGTAAGCGTGAAGGTTCCCGGCTGGGCGTTGATAGAAGCAGCACTAGCTTGCGGCGTCCGGAACCGCGCCCAGGAGACTTGCGCCCGGCGCGGCGCCTTGACGGGCGGGATGGCGACGTACACCGACTGCGACTGAACCGCCGTGTCGTGATCCCAGTTGCCGCTCGCCCCCGTGGTGGTCCCGGCACAGGTGGCATGGGCAACGGCGATGCCTCCGCCAGCGCCGGTCGAAACGGTCTGGTCGGTGATCTCCGTAATGCTCGCCAGATTGGCGTTGGTGTAGCCGCTGGCATTCGTGGTGTCCGCCGCGTCGTCGGAGAGGCCGATGCACCAGAAGATGCGCGAATTGGCAACGAGCCCGGAGAGTTCGCCGGTCACCAGGTCGGTTGTGCCGGTGCCGTGACCCGTGCCAGAGCCAACCTTGATGTCGGTGGCGACGCTGGTGACGCTGTGAGTGCCCGTCGTGATGGCGAACATGCGCCCGCCGCAGTGATCCCCAACGCCATCCACCGTCACATTGCCACTGCCGCCCGCCGGGGCGAGCCGGGCGAAGATGGTCAGTGTGGTGACGTTGGTCGCGCCGCCGCCCTCTGTGCGCTCGAAGATTTTGGTCCAGCCACTGGGCGTGTTCGGCGTTCCGGCGGCGGTGCTGGAATCCGAGGACTCCAGCACGATCAGCAGCACATCGTTCTCGGCGTTGCTGGTAACGGCAGTGATGGTGGCTGAGGTCGTGCCGGACTGAATTCCGGTGCCGCCCGCGCCGCGATACGTGGGCGGCGTGGTGCTGTAGCCCACCACCTCCTGATTGCCGACAAGGCGCAGGTACAGGTCGCCGTAGTTGCTGATGGTGTCCGCTTCTGCCCCGGACAGGGTGTAATCCGCCTGCGTCCAGCCAGAACCGATGTTGGTGTTGTTGAGCGCCGTGGCGATCAGCGTGCCCAGCGAAGCCTCGCTGGCGTAGCCCTGCCGCAGTTGCGCCACCAAGCCGATGTTGTCGCCCGCCGCAGAGTCCTTGCCGTAACGCAGACTCAGCGTGTGATTCGCGCTGCTGGAGGGGTCGGTCAGCGACCCGAACTTGGTGACGTACACATCGGACGATGGCGCGGTCTGGGTGCGAATGTAGTCCGCGTCATCCGCCGTCGTCTCGTCAATCTGGTCGTAGATAGTGGTGGTGGTGCCGTCGTCCTCCTCCCAATTGTCCCGAGTAGTGTCGGTGGTGGGATAGGCGTATTGAGAGGCGACCACCTGCTTGAACGCCACCGCGCCCAGGCCCCAATAGGGGGAAAAGGAACTCCCCAGCGTCCACGACATGACGCCGCCATCCGCACCCGCCTGTGAGGACATGCCCCAGCAATCCTGCGCGTCCGGACGCTCGGAACAGCGCGAAGTCTGGTTGGCACCGGCTGTCTCGGATACGCCCGAGGACTCATAGATGGTGGACAGGCAGTCCACCACCATATCGCCGGACACGGCATCCGTCACCGTCACGGAAGGTGTGTTGCTGGCACCCTCCGCAGTGACCGCCGTGCCACAGGGCGTCACCTGATCCACCCCGGTCAGGGTGATGCACCCAATCACCTGCCAGTAAGCAGGCGCGGAATCCAGGGTGTTCGTGACGGTCGTGCTGGTGGTGGGCGGCGCGACATAGGAATAGCCCGCCGTGCGGTTCTTGTTATCCCCCAACGCCGATGCGTCGCACTGGTAATCCCACAGTTCAGTGGTTGCGCCGCCCCCAAAGGTCGTCGCGCCATTGATGGACGAGGAGCTGTGTGAATGTGCCGACCCGACAAACGCCGCCCGGTCTGACCCGGTGGCGGTGATGCTCAGGGAGAGGACGCCATCGCCCCCTAATTCGATGGCGTCTACCGCAGTGTCGTAGGCAACGGCCATCGCTACACCGGCGCTTCTTCGGTTTCAGCCAACAGCACGTTGGTCTGGATCGTGCCGGTCATCCGCTCAAGCCGCACCCAGCCCCGCAGCACGGTGCCCTTCTGCCCGATGCGCTTCAGCGTCCCGTTGTCATTCACCACCGGAGGCGAAAACCGCAGCTCGTAATAGGGCATCTCGTTGCCATTGATGTCCAGCCGGATGCCGCCCGTGGCCTGGCCGCGGGCGAAGTGCTGCACGCCGTCCACTTCCATGACCACGATCACCCGCACCGTGCCGGTGCTGTCCCAGTTGACCGGGACCGCCGTGGTGGGCCGCTGGATGCGGATGGCGACTTTGCTGGTCAGTGCCCCGACCGTGACGTGGGGCGACTCCAGCGCGGGATTCGCCGCGTTAAGGAGGATGGGAACCGGGTTATCAAATATCTTCACGGCAACGCCGGAACCACCGTGAAGCCAGCCGCAGGGAATGGATCAGGCTGGCGCAGCAGCGTCATGTCCACGGCTCCGCTCGCCGCCGTGGCCGCGCCCCAGATGTTCGCGGGCGTGATGGCCCAGGTCACGGTGCCGGTCAGCCCCGATAGGTCAAACGCGCAGCGCACCTTGCCCGCCGCGTCGTTGTAGGGCGGGCGCGATACGGTCGCTGCAGCGCCGATGGTCCAGCGGCACTCGGTCGGCAGCGGCGCTCCTGTCGCGCAGGGCGGCGATACGAGGAACGGAGCGGCCTGGGCGAGACAGGGGAAAAGCAGGAGATAGAGAATGTGGGGTCGCATGATTCAGCTCACCTTGAGCTTCAGCTCCAGCGGATCGACCGTCAGCGCAAAGTGCCGGCAGCCACACACCCGACAGCACTTAACAAGCAGGTCGTGGCTGACGTGCTGCAGCTCGAGGTTCTCCTCCACCTTGCAGCAGTCCTTCACGTGCGGGTTAGCGAGAAAGTCGGCGTCGAGCATGATCAGGCCAGCGTGAGAATGCTGCCGGTTGTATCGCTGTTGTTATACTTCACGCTGAAGGTCTCGCCGGCGGCCAGCACCAGATCGCTGGTGTAATCCCACATGCCGATCAGCGCGTCGACTGGGGACGTGGTATCTTCGTTGAAGAGCACGACGTAACGGAAGCTCGTCCAGCCTCCCGCACCGGCGGTGAATACGGACTTGGTCCCCGTCAGCGTCGCCGTGCCGCTCGCCTCGGCCCAGGTGTTCAGCGTGTCGATGGCCGCATAGCCCGTGCCGGTGGGCTCGCTGAAATCCCCCCTCGACACGTCCGTCACCTGCGGCTGGTTTCCCGCTCCCGCGGCGGCGGACGAGCGGCCCAGGCACACCATCAACTGATGCGTGCTCAGGTTGTGCTTGGCCAGTCCAAGCTGCTCAACAAAGTCTTCAAACTTCACAAACGCTGCCATGTCATGCCTCCGTTAAAAGCACCACAACACCTTTTGCCGCCCCGCCTGTCGTTACCAATGACAAGCTCCTATTCACCGCCCCTGTCTCAAGCATCGGCATACTGCCGGTCGGGAGCACAAATCCGCCCTTCGCTGCAATGTCCATCGCCCCAGTTCGGTCCCCGCTCGAATCAATAAACTTCAGGGTCCCATCCACGCTCATCGTCAGCACGCAGCCTAGCATCTTATGCTTCTTCGTCAGGTCCGCCGCCGCCAGTTCCGTCGTCCCCGCCTCACTTTGCGCCACCGGCACATATGTCAGTGTCTTCCCCTCATACGTCGAGGGGTCGGCTACGACCTTCAAGCGAATATATGGCAACCCTTTGCCGGTAAAGCCCTCCGCCCCCAGCGAAAGGGCGTCCAGCCCGATCCCCGACCCATACCCTGGAACAACAAGAATCGCATCAGCCACGGTTAGTCATCCTCGGACAGGAGTTCGAACGGCGACTGGTAGTCGGGCGTCACCTTCAGCTTATGCACCTCGACGCACATCTCGCCTTTTCGCTTCGTATCCTCACTCACTTCAAGCCCTTGGCTCACGCTCATTATCCGCCCAGTAACAGTCACCTGTACCTGCTTTCCGGGCTTCAAGTTCTTAATCTGCTTCACCTGGTCGCTGTTAAGGCTAAGGTGCAGCTCCGACATGCGCGAGTCAATGGGTTCAAGTTTATCCATGCTCATACTCTCTCTCCTTTTGCACTTCCGCTAACCGCTGCATAATCCTCTTTCGCTCGTCGCTCCGCTCCCAGACCATGTGGAAGATATTCCCGGCGGACTTGTTAACCTCCTCCACCCGCGCATACGTCTCGTCCATTGGCGCGGTGCCGAAGGTGTGATGCAAGGGGATCATTTCAAGATCATCCCGATACCTGTCCACTCCGCCATGCACAGCAATGTCGTGCCACACGCTATCCACGCAATTATGCAGCAGCTCCGGATACGCGAACCAGCCGCACGTCCGCACCAGCTCGCCTCCGCACGCCCAGAGTGTTACAAGGCTTTGCTTATAAACGTGGTCGTTTGGCCAGGCGACGTTCCAGTCCCCCGCCTCCGCCTCCAGCTTCTGCAGCATCCCTGGCGTTAGCAGGATAAAATCGTCGGAGAGGAACCCGTATACGGCCTCGTTCGGCCAGTGCCTGAACGCCCAGTTCATCTTCTCAGTGCAGTACGTGTTCCCCGGCGGGGTGAGGTGAAACTTCCACTCTCGAGGCCAAGAGTCATGGAAATATTCCTCCACCCTCGGATCGGCCTCGCACAGGATAATCTGCAGCGGTGCGCCGCCCCCGCACCGCTGCCAGCCGGGCAGGAAGGTTTCGCGCAGACGCTGAGCCCGCGAATGGCTAGGCAATATCCACAAGGGGCATCTCCTCTTGCGTCACTACCCGCCCGACCATCTCATGCGTGTACTCGAACCAGCCGTAATGGATGACCTCCTTGCTCAGGTCGTGATCGACATATATTTCAATCCCTCGCCGTTCAACCTCCTCCATCAGAGTCCAGTCCTCCCCCTGATAGTCCTCCATCTCGTCCTTCCACATCATGCCGAAATGCTTTATCCCGACCTGATGAAATACGGCCATGCTGAACAGGGTCACGCCGCAGCCAATCCGCCACACCTTCTCCAGCCCGGTGCTGTTCGGGTCGGTATAGCATAGCGTCCCGTATCCTGGATCGTTCGGGCCAGGCTTCAGCCTCGCCGTCGGGTTCGCCGGGATCGTCTTGGTTGCCACATTCGCTCCAACGATTGCCTTCTTATGCCGCATTAAACGGTGCAGCGTATCGCGGGGAAAGCCCTGATCGCTGTCCACGAATAGCAAATAGTCGGCCTTCAGCTTCAGCGCACTCTTCACCGCGTCCTTGCGGCTCCGGGGCAGAATGCTCCCCTTCATGTGGATCAGGTGCAGCGCCTGCCTCCGATCCGGCCACACCGCGACCTGACCAAAATAAGCGCACATCATGGCTAACGACATACCCATGTCCCCTACCCACATTCCAGGACTAGGCACCGCCACCGCCACTCTCACAACCGGCTTTATATCTTTCATCTTAGACAGGCTCCTGTCGGGAAAAATGGGGACGATTACAAATCGTAACCATCCCCAAGTGAGCTAAGCCTTCGCCAAACTCAGCTCGGAGGAAAGTTCAACTGCGCAAAATACGCATATCACCCCCTGATCAAGGCACGAGGAAATTATTTAACCAGCACATCGTCTTCAGGTGCTCAAACTCCAGGCCGCACTCCGACAGCCACTGGCCCTTCGTCTCATCCGCATCGTTCGCCTGGATGTTGTCCTGATGCGCAGTGTCCCGCATGTAGCGGTATCGAATTGAGCTCGGATCGATGATCGCGATGCTGTTTGTGAACTGGGCGTGCGTGTTGAACAGCGGATGCGTGCGGAGATAAGTCTCCCCCTGCGGGAAGATCCACCGTTGCAACCTCATCCCATACACGTTCACGAAGCCGTCAAAGTTGATCCTCGTGCTCGAGGAGTTCTTCGCCAGCTTGTTCAGCGAGTTCAGCGCCCCGTTCCCGCAGAACGCGATCCGCTCCGCACCGGCCCCGGCGTCGTAGTCCCAAATGGGATACACGGCGTCCAGGAACGTGCTCTCGGTCGGCGTGGTCGTGAAGGCCGTCAGCCGGGTGCTCGCGTAGGTCGACAGGAACCACAGGAAACCGCCCGAATACCGCAGCGGCTTACCGCCCGTCCCAGTCGTCTCGTTCCGCTTCCCGAACCACCAGGCCAACTCCATTCCTGTCGCGTGGTCGAACATCTTCCGCTTCTTATCATTCCGCAGCGGATCGCCCGTCCTCACGTTCGTGATCTTCGCCGTGTTGGTAATCCGATAGGCGGTTTTGAAGATCTGCGTGTAGTTCAGGAACTTCGTCGGGTTGCGGGTGGAGGCGCCGGGCGAGACCGAACCCTCCTCGAACACGTTGCCGATCTTCGTCATCGCCGTGTTGTCGCTCAGCGTCGTCTTCGTGCTTCCCGCCTGCCCGCGCGTGATCTGAATCTGCGTCGTGCTGTCCACCGCAGACACGACCACGATCTCGTTGGCATACGAGCTCGTCATCGTGGTCTCGATCAGCAGCACGTCGCCAATGACCAGGTCCTGCGCATCGCCGGTGTCAACTACGATAGTGGTCGCGGCGGAGTTGTAGCCGGTGCCGAAGTTGACCAGCACGCGCACGGCGTTCAGCTCTTCTTCCCCGAAGAACTCCCTCCACTTTCGCTGAGGGCTGGAGCACACCTTAACCCATACAGGGCTTCGCGTCGCTGCTCTCTGAGGTTCGCGCATCGTTCGGCTTTTCGCCGGCATTGAAGGGGAAGTTGTAAGGCAAGAAAGTCGTCTATATTCGGACGGGCTCTCCATTGCGGGCGCCGATTGCCTTGAACAGGAATGTCCAGCACCGACACCCGCACCCTTTGCATCTCCAGCAGTCGAGCCGTATCGAGCACGAGCCTCTGGCTCGTATTTGAAAAGCCGACATGAGGCTGATGATACGCCTTTCCCTTCACTGTTCCCGCAGAAATGGCTACGTATCCGTCGGTGTCCCACAGTCCTGCAAGCAGCGACAACTGCTGCCGTTGCGGGGCGGTGAAGTACCATTCCGGAAAAAACTGGCGATGAGCCGTAATGTCTCGGAAGAACTCGAAGCATTCCTTGTTCCTCGTCGTATATCGAGCAAGCTTTGTGCCTCCTCGCTCTCGATAAGAAATCGAGTGCGAAAGGCCAAACTGCTGATTCACGGCGCGGGCAAAGAGCTCCACTACCTCCGAGTCCATCATCTCCAGCTGTACCAGGGGCCGCATATCGCTCAACGCACAAAGTCCATCCCCCAGCATAACGCCCACTACGTAGTCCATCTCTTCGATGCACTTTTCCTGCTGATTGTCCATTGTTCATCCTTGTGAGTTTCACACTTTGGTCCACAAAGGCTTTAGGAGTTTCCAGCATTTTCCGCGATTTTTCTGAGCTATTAAGTCTCAGGTGGCAGGAAGTTTACCACGCAAACTCCGGATCGTCCGTTTTCTCCGACTTCATCTTCGCGGTCAGCGCGTGCAGCGGCGCTGTGCCGTTCGGGTTACGCCAGAGGATGTACTCGCGGAAGTTCTTGGGACGCTCGTCCGCGCTCCAGTCTCCCGTACCTCTCAGTCCTGCGACAGCCATGATGTTTCTCCTTTACTCGTCGTCGCCCTCGTTCGCGAGGGCCGTGAAGAAGTTATCGGACGCAGGCAGGCGCGTGCCGCCAACGCTCCCTTGTCCCGCAGGGCGTCGAGGAGCGGCGGGCGGAGTGGCCGGAGTCGTTGGCGGCGGCGGGGCGGCATTGCCCTTCACCGCTGCCACGTCCAGCCCCATTGCAAGCGCTGTCATTTGTCCAATACGCTCAACTGCTTCGTCAGTCGTTGCCTTCGGATTCGCCGCCCGGAACAAAGCACCTACCTGCAGTACCTGCTGCTTATGCCCCTTCAGCCCGGGCCAAGCGGAAAAGAACGTCTCGTCCGCTTTTGCCTCAGCCTGTTGGCTCGCCTGCGTATTATGCATGATCGACGGCAGAACCTTCATCATCTCCTGCACTGTCTCTTGCATAACCTGCATATGCACCTGCGCAAGCAGTTCCGGGAGCACAACTTCTGGCTCCGTCTGCATCTTTACGGCCACTTCATCAGGAAGCTTATAGCGCTCTTGGAGACGAGCCCTATATTCCTGAATCGCCTTCTCCATTGCAGCCTGTTGCTTAGCTGCCGAGGGCGGCGGGGTTGGTGCTGGCATAGCTACTGCCGGCGGCACCGAGAGATTAGTCGGAGCCGGCTGCGGAGCAGCTACAGGCTCGGACGGGGGAGCCGGCGTCGGCGTCGGCTCGGGAACGGGAGGCGCTGGCGCATCGCCCGGCGGCAGTTCCAGCTCCGCAACGTCCAGGTCGTCGTCTAGCAGATTGTTAAAATCGGTCGTAGAAGGCGGAGGAGGCGGGGGCGGAGCGTTGCCGCCCAAATCCTTCCCTTCTCCTGCTTCTTCACGGTACCAGTGCTTCATCTTCATGGCGATCCTCACTCAAGTGTTTTTGCGCATACTCCGCATCGTCTTTCGCCTGCGCTAGCGCAGTCTCAACGATACGAAGAACCAAGAGCATTCCCGAGCATTCACCGAGAGAAAAGTTGTGCTCCGCAACCTCTTCCGGCAAGGCCAGAATCTTCGAGGCAAACAGCTTCTTCCGCCCCTCGACCTGACCTTCGATAATCTTCGTCAGCTTCTCCCATCCGGGATGCTTTACAAGCTGTTCCCAAACGCCAGCGGCGTCTCGGGCATCCTCATACGCCGCTTCCCAAGCGAGCCCAACCTCCTCCGGCGATCTGTCGCTCATCCCACTTGCCCCATGCCAGGCATCTGCGGCGGGAGGCCGGACGGCGGCTTCATCGGCACCACGTTTCCCGCCTGCGCCTGCATTGCCAGCTGCTCGTCCGGCCGGACCTGCACATTAAACTTCATCTGCTGCAGATTGCGGATTCCAGCGAGTTTTGCGATCCAACCAAAAATCTTGCCCATATCGTATTGTGCCAGCAGCGCCGGATTCGATCCCATCGTCTGCAACAGGCCATTCCACGACTGCACAAGCGCAAAGCGATCAATCGGCAGCGTGCCATCAACGGGCACAAAGTCGTAAAAGCCCGCAATCGACTGGGGATCGACGTTGAGAATTTGCGGCGCGAAAGCTGCCGTATCCCCCGCGACGCGAAGCTTCAGCGTTGTATCATAATTCAACTGCGTCTGCTGAATCAGCTGCTGCACGAGCGGAGTGAAGCCCTGATACGACATAAACTCGCACACCGTCTTCAGTCGGCTAATGCCGAAGCTGGTGCTTGTCCGCACCTCCGCCGCCGTCCGCCGCCCGCCCTGCTGAATCATCCCCATGATGCTGTCGTTCACGCCAGCCACGCGCTGCAGCATATCCATCACGAACTGCGAGTCGCCGATATTTGCTCTCGTCACGTCGGCCACCTGCAGCTGCGTCAGCGCCGTCCGCACATCTCGCCCATACGCCTCCGGCTTGAGCCGTAACAGCTTGCCCGGGGCGGGATTTTCGAAGTCCTTCATCACCACCATCGAGGGATCAACGATGAACTGGTTGTTGATCGAGGCTCGCACATTATACATATGCACGTTGAAGAGCCACGACATAACATCGTTCAGCGGCTGCTGCCTCTCCATCAGCCCCGGGGCGAACAGGCTATAGGCCTCCGGCTCGAACTCAATCAGCTCCATCGGGAACCGGGTGGAGAGAGTGCCGAGCGGGGCGGCCTCGATGATCGTATCCTCGGTTGTGATCGTAAAGGCCCACAGTTCGCATCCCGATTCCGTGCCCAGGCCCCACGCGGACGGCTCGACGCGAATGAGCAACTCGTGCCCCTTCACCATTGGCGCCAGCGTATCATCTTCATACCATGACAGGTCGCCATCGGCGTCCGGCAGTTCGCTATTCCTCCCGCCCTGATCTCGCGTCACTCCGTTCGCGCCAGCGTCAGCCGACTGCGCTGACTTCCGCAGGTTCTCCTTCAGCACATCGACGTTGATATAGCGCCCCGCCCGTTCGCCGGACAGGATTTCGTGCCAGGGAATCTCCACATACCGCCCGACGAACTCGCCCCGCTGGAAGTTCCACAGCGCCACCCGCGTGTCCGGGAAGAAGTCTTGCGGCCGGACGTTGAACAGCTTATTCCCCTGATACCCGGGCACCTCCGTGACCTGCGTAACCTCCCGCTCCGTCCCAGGCAGGGGCATGCCGAGGAACGTCTTGGGCTGCCGGACGGTCTCCCTCCTCCGCACATACTCCTTATCCCAATACGGCGAGATAATGCCCATGCCATACTTCAGCGGATCGAACAGCCACAGGAAGAGCGGGACAGACTGCTGCCCGACCTGCATCTGGTAATCCAGCATCGCCTCCATCGCCAGCAGCTGGTTCTCCGATTCGCCATGCCGCCCCTGAACCTGCATCACCGGGCTGCGCGAAAGGAACACGGAGGAGATGTAAGTGTGCGCAGCCATCACCGTCGCGTAGCTATACGGAATCTCAATCGTCGTATAGCTCATCGTCCCGCTCTGCTCCCGATCCTGCTTCCGCAGCGCGTCGTTTGTCTTCGTCGGCAGATAGGCACCGAACCGCTCCTCCGCCTTCGCCAGTGCCTCATACCGCTTGCTCATCGCTTGCTGGCTCATCTGCAGCCGCCGCTTCAGCGCGTCACGCAGGTTGCCGTACAACTTCTTGCCCGGACGTAGCTGGTTCTTCAAACTCTGGTCAATCACGGACAACCTCCTATCAGCGCCAGCGGCTTATACGCCGACTCATCGACTACATAGCTTTCTCCATCGATAGTCCGGGCGGCGACGTTCACGCTCGTAATCGCCATAGCGAACGCATCCAGCATATCGTCGCGCTGATCCCGCACCTGCGGATCATAGTCGTCCATCTGCGTGATGAAGGTCGTGTGCGCCTTATGCACATAGATGTGGCCATAACTCAGCGGACCCGCAACCGCCTGCACAATGCGGTCAGACTTCCGCCGCCTGTCCTCCACCCGATCCATCGCGACGAAGGTCCGCCGCCGGGTCATCTCCTGTTCCAGATACCACGCCAGTACACGCTGATACGAAATGGATTCGCAAGCCGCCTTGACCGGCCGCCAGCGATATGCGAATTCGAAGAACTTACTCGCCGCCTGGTCAGGCATCACACCAGTCGCCGCATGATACTCAAGCAGGTAAATGTCGGGGCCGGAGAAGCCGACGACCATGATGACGTTTTGATCCGCAGTTTTTGACTCCGAACTGGCCGGATCAATCGCTATCACCACCATCATATTGGTCGGCAGGACCTCCCAATATCGCAGCCGGTTTACATCAAAGCTCCGATTCGCCCCGGCAACGACTCGGCACTCCCACTCCCGCATCCACAAGTGATACTGTCCCCGGGCGATGTGCGCCTGCTTCTGCTCCTCCAGCCACGCCGTCGGGAAGCGCTCCGGCCACCGGCTCTGCCCGGCTTCATCGAAGCAGCCGAATGAGATGCCGTTCCAGCTCGGGTCGCGCATGCAGGTTTCGACAAGATCTTCGTTGTGAAACGGCGTCTGCAACAGCACCATCTTCGCCTCCGGCGCCTCGACCGGGTCGGCAAGGGAGTTGCCAAGGGCGGAGTAGAAGCGCTCGGCGATCTTCTTCCGCTGGTCAGGCGTTGCCGTATTCTCTTCATTGCAAACGTCGTCGCAGATGATAAGGTCGGGGCGGTAGTCGTCGACGTTAAAGCCCCGCACCTGCCCCGTAATCCCGCTCGCCAGCACTGTGATCGGCGTCTCTTCCACGCCGTGATATATCTCCAGCACCTCATCCGTCCACTTCGCCCCGACGCGCAGGCCGAACGTCTGCGTCAGGGCATGATTGTACATAATCTGCCGCCGGAGCCAGCGGGTGCTGAACAGCGAGTGGGGTTGGCTCACGCTGACAAACATGACCGTGCGGGAGACGGCGTAGGCAATGCGCTGCATCGTGAAGGTGCGGAGGAGCGACGTCTTCGCCCCGTTGCGAAACAGCTTCAGCGCATTGTATCTGTCCGGGCCGTAAAGGGCCGCGCCGACCGTATCGTGGAAAACGGGCGAGGGCTTACGAAAGGTGCGAGGGAAAAAAAGACGCCCGAAGCCGACAAGCGACCGAGCGCCTAGCTCCACCGCCTCCTTAGGCGAGATGGCTACAGAACTGTCTGCAACCTGTCCCTCAATATCCACCCCTCTTCGCTCCCTTCTTCTTCAGCTTCTTCCCCGTCGCGTAAGATTGGCCGGTGGCTGCCTGCGCCACGGCATACGGATTCGCATCTCCGCCCTTCTCCTTCAACTTCTTCACCATCTTATGAACCTTAGTGCCCGCGGGCATAAACTTCTCCTTTCTGCGCAGCTTGGGCCCGCCTCATCAGCAGGTCCTTCGCCGCCTTCTCCACATCGTCCTCCGTCGGCACGATGCCGAGGGCCAGGCCGGTGGAAAGATAATGCTCGCCCCTCCGCACATATTCGCGGATCTCGATCTTCGCCAGGTGCAGGGCGTAACGGTCAATCATGGCCATGCCTCCGGCGAAGTGCGTTAGGGCGTAAAGATATGCACGCCGATTTGCGGCGAAACGTGCAGGTGCGGTTCGCGGACAAGCGCGATCGGCTCAGGATATACCACAGCCGGGTCGAGCCAGCGCACGATTTCAAGGCAGCTGATCCGCCACGCCGGGGCGGGGAAAGCGACGGCGAGAACCGGGAGATAGAGGCGCCGCAGCTGCCACCACGAGTCGGGCGTGTGCTGATACTTGATTTCACACACGAGGATGTTCCCGGCAAAAGGATCGATGTAAAGGCCATCCGGCTGACACCAACGGCGCTGTGTGCCGGCGAAAAAGCTGAACCACGGCCCGGCGAAGAAGTATTCGCCGTATCGCTCGGCCAGGTGTTCCTGCACTCTCCGCTCATACCGAATCCCCACCGCCCGGCGACCAGTCCGCTTGCGCGGGAACGGGATGAAGGGCGGGCGTCCGGCCAGCCACTGGACGCGGCTCACCTGAGTCGCCGGTGAGAAGCTGCGCGGGGGCGGCGTAGGGGATGGTTTGGCCGGAGCCGTCGATGGTTGCAGGAACACGCGGTGCCTCCAGCATTGAGCCACGCAGGCGGGAAAGGTCCTCCTTCTGCACGACGAAGAAGTTGTTTTGCTGCATCGGGTTAATGCCGCCCGCGCCGGCGCCGTTGCCTCGGGGCTGTCCGTATCCCATATACTCCATCACACTGTCGAAGCTCTCACGGATAAAGCGAGGGTCCTCGCTGCCCTCGAGCTTCTCGCCCAGGCGTTCGATGGCGACGTTAGCGAGCCCGCGTAGCTTTGCCGGAATGTCGTCTGCAATCCGGGCGAAGAGCACCTCCTGCCGCTCCGCGAGCTTCGCGCGGAAGAGGTCGCTGTTCATCACGCGGGAGAGCCAGGACATGCTATAGCCGAAGTGCGCAGCCATCTCGCGCAATCCCTTCTCAGGATTCTCCAACACCCAGTTGAGCATCTGCTCATGCACTGGGCGCATGGTGTCGATGGCCGGCTCGGGGGCGGGCGTGTCGGGGAGATGAAAGCCGAAGGCATCCATGACGCATGATGGCACGGCGGAAGGGAACTGGCAAGGGGCGGGCGTGGGCGCGGGAGGGCGGGGCGGCGGCGGGGAGAGTGGATGGCGTAATTGTCCCCAATGTCGTTTTTGCTGCGTCGCCGTGAGTCGACATTCGAACCTGGCATTTGGCGCGGCAGGGGTGGCGGGCCGGGTGCCTGTTTTCCGTTATGAATCAACGAGTTGCGAATGTTGTTGTGTTCCGCAGTGATTGTGGTATGATGGAGTTGTGGTTAAGGCAACGGCCTGACCCACAAGGCCCGGCCTCGGCTGGGGCCGGAAGTGCGATCTTTAACAACTTGGAGGCCTATATGGCAGATGATGCCAAGAAGAAGTCGCGTTGGACTTGCGACTGGGAAACGGGGCGGCTTTCCGTCACGTTCCCGAGCGGACGGACAGCGAGTGAGGTGCTTTCGTGGGCCAAACTCGTTCCAACCGACCTGCGCCCGGTGTGTGAATACGGGGCGAAGCAGATGTGTTCCGATGCCGGAGCAACGGATAAGGATACGCCTGCGGAAGTGCGGGAGGGATACATTCGGGAAAAGCTGGCCGCGGTTGCGCGGGGCGATTTCGGGGACTTCCTCTCAACGGGCCTGATCTTTGAAGCCCTGATCTTGCTCAAGGTCGCGAAAGATGCGGCAGGAGCGGAGAAGGCTTGGAATGACCAGCCCGAACCGAAACGCAAAGCCGCAATGGAAACCGCACCCTTCAAAGCCGCCGTCAACGCGGCGAAGAAGGCGAGAGCGGAAGCGGCGGCGAAGAAAGCCCTGACCGAGATCGGGAAAGGGTTCACGTTCTAAAACATAGCCCCAGGGTGGATACCCTACCCTGGGGATTTTTTTCGCGCCGGGCGGCCTGGCGCGTCGGGCTTGGCGCCTGGCGCCTGGCGCGCCCGCGCCGGGGCATTGCGCCCTTTACCCTCTTATGTCATCATTTATCCCTCGTTTACCCTTGGAATGTTGAAATGTGCCCTCCTTTTCCCTGTTGTCTCTCACATGTCATGTGTGCCCCCCCATTCTCCCCCGGCCATCATTGGGGACAATTACACTTCGTAATTCCCCCCAATTTGATGTGAGTACTCACTTCTCAGTTTTTTTTTTTTTTATTTTTTTTTCAAGAAGGTATACGTGTGAAGATGGGAATAACCGGGGACGGTGGGGCATATCCCCCAGCCATATCCTGGGAGAGGGGGGGTCCACACGCGACATGTTAGGAACAACAGGGAAAGGGAGGGTAAATTTCAACAAACCAAGGCTACATCACGCCATCGCGCCATCGCGCCATCGCAGCACAAACGCAGCACAACAGCAGCACAACAGCAGCACAACATAGGAGCAACGGCCATGCCTTATAAACTCAAGCCTCTCTCATCCTTCCACGAACACTTCTTTCGCATGGCGACAGAATATCAGCGCCTCTCCGC